AGCGTCAGGCAATGCTTGTCTGGCTGTTCGTCAACGTGTGTCTAGCCGTTTGTACGGCTGTTGTGATGGGGTGGAAATAAAAATGGCGAACATCATTTTGAAAGCACTTTGCTTGCCACTTGTTGCACTGATTATGATTTCTGCCTATATGACAACCAGAATAGATTGGCATGATGACGATTGGTTGCTAATGGTATGTATTCTGGCAAGTATGGTGCTTTCAACTGTATTTGCGCTAATTATTTGGTTGAGGTAAATGATGATGGACAACGAACTTTACTGCCCGATGAAGATGACTAGCAATCCGCTTGGTCGGTGCGTCTGCGAAAAAGAAAAGTGCGCTTGGTGGCGGCAGTTGGACAACTGCTGTTCCGTCTGGTGGATTGCACGGAAACTGGACAACATCGAAATGAAGATGAAGAGGTGAGAACGTGAACGAATGGATTAGTGTTGAAGATAGACTTCCTGATGTTCCGAAGGACGATTACATGAGCGATTATGTTCTCGCTTACGATAAAAAGGCTGGAATTTGGGTTGCATTTTTTTGTTCTAGCGGCTATTGGTGTGAAGCAAGGGAATGCGGGCCTTTTGAAAATGTCACCCATTGGATGCCGCTCCCAAAGCCACCGAAGGAGGTCTGATACATGGCAACACCCCCGAAGCGTGGTCGTGGCAGACCGCCGCTGACCGAAGCTGAAAAGAAAAAGCGTGAAAAGCGGGCGCAAAAGGCGAAAGAAGAAGCCGCTGCGAAGCGTGAGAAAGAACGCGAGAAAAAGAAACAACAGATGCTTAACAAGCGGAAATCTATCCGCTCACAGGTGAGTAAAAAGGTGAAAGAACAGCAAGAGTTAGCGATCACGAGGTCTAAGATGCTGAACATAGGCGATTTGCAGTCAAGAATCGGTGATGAAGAGGACAAGAAGGTTATCGGAATGATTGCAGCCAAGTATTTTGGTGACCTTCCGAGCGTGGACATGAACAACCCGATTGAAGTACAGCAACGCCTTGACTTCTTTTTTGACGCTTGCATCGAAGCTAGAATATCCCCTGTGGTCGAATGGATTGCACTGGTGCTGGGCATCGAATGGGTGAGCCTGAAGCAGATTATGGCGGGCAAACGCCGTGACGACAGCTTGCAACAGAAATACATCCTGAAACTGATCCTGCAAATGCAGTCCATGTGGGCGTACAACGGTATGTACGGTCAGGAGAACCCGGCAGAGTGGATTTTCCGAGCCAAGAACTACTTTGGTATGCGTGACAACGTTGAAGTCACCGTTGCGCCGCCTGAACAGCCGTTGGGTGATGCCCAGAGCGCAGAGCAGTTAGCTCAGAAGTACCAGACGGCTTTGCCGAAAGGGATTGACGTGGAGTACAGAGAGGTAAAAGAGGAATGAACGGATTTCTTTTTACGAAAGACGGAAAACTTATATGCGAACTCACCGAAATATCCTTTGAGCCTTACAAAGACAAACAAATAATCAAAGTCCGATGTACGGTTTGTGGACGTATCAAAAGAATCCAAAAATGGAAGTTCGATTTTGCGGAAGGTTCGTCAAAATACAAATGGCTTAAGTGCAACTGTTATGGCGATTACGCGACGGAGCATGTAATAGTGAAATGAGCAGCAAAGCGTTACGGCAAATGTATAAAGAACATCACATTTGCATCCATTGCGGTCAGAACGATGCAATGCCGGGCAGAGTATCGTGTGCGGAGTGTTTGGCAAAAGACCTCGAAAGGCACACGCAAGCATACGAAAACCTTTCAGGCGAAACAAAAGCTGCGTATCTGCAAAAACGCAATGAGCGACAACGTGAAAAGCGCAAAAGGCTGGTTGCGCAAGGAATTTGCATCATTTGCCTGAAACGTCCGATGTCAAAAGGCTATCGTTCTTGTATCGAGTGCCGAACAAAGGATGCTCAAAAGAGAGCAAGAAACAGCAAGGAATACAGAAGGACGTCTGGCACTTGTGCTTACTGTGACGAACCGCCAATTCCCGGCAAGCGTTGCTGTCCAAAGCACTATGCAAGCCGCATTGTTGCCATCACAAAATGCAGACAGTCAGAGGGCTTCCGGCTATCACAAATCGAACAGAAAAAGCGCATAAGCGTCTTTTGGAGAGAAATGGAATGGGAAAGAAACCAAAGAATGAAGCAACCCCAATGGATACGCCCATGACCCAGTTGATTGACTTCTCCGACCCATCCCTACGCACATTCCTGCCTGTCCTCTTGCAAGACCACACGACAGGTAAGAACATCATCTGGGCGACAGACCCGCCGCCTGAACTGGGCGTGGGCTTTGCAGATGAAATCACGCTGGAAAAGCTAGACAAGGTTCGGCTCGTTCCTCGTGTGCAGAAACGGCTTGCAGACCAGAAGAAGCGCACCAGCAAGAAAGCAGAGGTGTTTACACCGACTTGGGTTTGCAAGAAGATGGCAGACGTTGCAGAGAAGGACTTAGTGGGCGAGGACTGGAAGGAGTACATCAACAAGACTTGCCTTGAAGTAACCTGTGGAGAAGCGCCGTTCCTTACAAGCCGATACGATACCACAACAGGGCAGATGATTGCCGTGCCGGACAGAATCGGTCTGCTGGATAGGAAACTGAATGCCATAACAAAGGAACACTTCAAAGACCCGAAAGTTTGGGATTACAGCCTTTGGCTCAACTACGCCATGAACGCTTACATGAGTACATACGGCTACGAGTGGCAAGGAGACAACTTACTTCTGGCACGGTGCAATTTATTCCTCACGCTGATGGAGAATTTTCGCTCGCTGTTCGGAAATGAGATTGAGAATCACCGTATGTCGCCGGTGCTGATTGATGCCATTGCAGATGTCATCTCGTGGAACGTCTGGCAGATGGATGGGCTGAAAAAGACCGTACCCGGCACGGACATTCCGTGCAAAATCAAAGACTGGAAAACCGACAAGGAAATCATGTTTAAGGATGTTGGGGAGAACGAGCAATGAAAATCATTACATATCCTGACGGTCGTTCAGAACAGGTTGGAACGCCGTTAGAATTAGCGCAGTTTATGTTTGGTTTGACTGAATATCAAACTATGCAGAAATTCAAGAAGCTGATTGATTCTATTCCGCAACAGATTGAAAACCCAAAGAAAAAACGCGCATCTAAAAAGAAAGCAGGCGAATCTAATGCAAACTGACAGAGGAATATACCACAAGCGAGTATGCGACCGATGCGGAGCAGTTCTTGGTGGCAGGATGATGAACCCTGACGAATACTTCAAGGACTGGGCGTGGCGTAGGGATACAGGCGACCTTTGCCCGGAGTGTTATGAAGAGTATAAGCGAGTGATCGGGCGGTTCAACAGGGGAAAGAGAGGGAAAAGGAAATGAGATTTTGTGGGATATACAGATGCAAACAATGCGGTTCTGTATTTTCGACTAATGAATTAAGGGATTTACCGTATGAAACGGTTTGTGGATTGCTTTCAAGCACAAGTGAAGTCAATGCAGTAAAATTCGCAAGAGAAACAAGAGAAACGATTATACATAGATGCGACCCCGTTACTATTGGCGTTTGCGAACAAATAGGATGGAGGAAGTACGAATGAACTTCTACTGCACCACCGAACATTGCTCTTGCATGGGCATCAAGCAGTTCTCCGCTGGCAGAGCTATCCGATGTACAGCAGAATCCTGCAAGAACAAATCCGAGCCGTCCTGTGGCTCTTGCAAATGGTACGAAGAGACGGAGGGCGTATGCGTGAACGACCAGTCAGAACACGTTGCAGACTTCGTGTGGGACGAACGTGGATGCAAGGAATGGGAGAAGAAAGATGACAGCAGGGGAGAAAATCAGGAAGCGCAGGATTGAACTGCACGTCAAGCAAAAAGACCTTGCGAACAGAATCGGTGTAACAGCCGCTTTCGTATCAGCTATTGAGTGCGGGAAACGAAAATGTAAAGAGAGGTGGCTTTTTCAGAATCGCAACCGTCCTTGACTGCACCATATATGATTTGCAAGATGACGAGCCTAAAGGTTTGATTGACCCCGCTAATGACGACTTCGGAGCGGTCTGCAACTGCGCTGTCCGCTACTGCTTGGGCAGACGGTCACATATGCCTAGCCTTGTTTGCAGATACATCATCTCGCTTCTGCCGGAACTGACGGACAAGACGTTGGATTGTTTTGAACGTGACATTGCAGAACGCAAACGGGCAGGTTTCGACTTTGGCGATTCCTGCGACTATGAGACGTGGGATGCGTTCTACAAGGCGGTTTGCAATGAGATTGAAAGGAGAAAACATGAGACTGATTGATGCTAACATGCTATGCGCAACTATTGAGTTTTGGATTGAAAAATTAGGGAAAGAACAATCTGCATCTAGCGGATTTACATGCTATGTGCTTCAAAATGTGGTTGATTACATCAAAACAGTACCGACCATAGAGCGTACCGCTGAATGGATTGTACAGGACGATACATTTACAAGGTTCGAGTGCAGCAGATGCCACACGAGAAATCATCATACACGTTGGAACTACTGCCCCAACTGTGGAGCGAAAATGGAGAACGCACATGGCTAACACACTTTGGCATCCAGCAAGCGAACAGCCACGAGAGCGAACGCAGCCTTTGTTGCTTGCGACTAAGACAACGTGGCGTGATAAATATGGAAAAATGTTGCAAGGATTCTCGCCGACAGCGTACTTTCTTGGCTGTTACGCAGACGGTCAGTTCTGGGATGAGATAGGCGAGAGATTGCCGAAAGACGTGACGGTAACGCATTGGATGGCGTTTCCGATGGTGTGAGGTGGTATGTGTGGAGAGCAAAATTGTTTGGCATTCTCTTAAAAAAGAAGGATACCCGCCATTGTTTGATAATGGGAATGGCTACTTTTCATCCGAAAGGCTTTTGCTGTCTGGGGTGTATTTCGATTTTTTCAAAGGGGCAGTAAACAGAGGTGTATCGTGCGGAGGGCTTGTAAAAGACCTTCGACATGGAATGCCAGAATTTGATTGGATGGACGATAATGGATACTGTTTACATCACTCGAAAATTGAATATTGGGCGTACATGCCAGAACCGCCTGTGGAGGAATAAATATGACAAGAAGAACATTTATTAAAAAGCTTATGGGACTTGGCTACTCCCATAAAAGATCAAGGAGTATTTGTTATTGGCATATAAAGAATAGAAGAGCCATCGAATCTAACAAAACGCAATACATGCTTAAAAAATGGAAATCTCAAGGATATGACAAACCCATTGATTTGAAATCTTATAAAGAGTTTTATGAATCGATAAAAAAGTATGGAACCGTAGTAAAATAATGTAGGCGATGAACATGAATAATTATGTATGGCACTCTACAAAAGACTGCATGCCCCCTTCATACGCTTCCAAACTAATTCTTATGGTGAGCAATATTTGCCCAAGAAAAAATGAATATGGGCGATACATGATATTTGGATATTACACTCCAGCGTATGGAATAAATACATGGGCAGATGAATGGCACGATAAATTAAACCCAAACAATTACATTGTGACACATTGGATGTTTGCACCTGATATGCCGGAGGAACAAATATGACGAACAAGAAGTTTGGCATCATCGTTATGGACTTGAGCTTTTTCGACTTTGGGCCGAAGCCGCCTTGTGGATATATCAAGGCAAAACATATCCGCCCAGCGTACGGCAAAGGCGCAAGGCCTGTCAAGGAGCATAAGAGAATCACGAGAACGAGAGAGGGATTTAGAAAGTGAAAAAGCTTAAATTTCCTGAGGATTTCTTTGCGTACGACAACCCGGACTGCCCCGACAAGGACATTGAAAAAGCCGTGAACAGAATGAAGAACTGGATGAAGGGCAAGACCTACAAGAGCAACCCTTGGTTCTTTATGGCTGCTGGCAACTATCTGATTGTCGGTCTGATTGCTAAGGACGGGCAGAAAACAATCTATGTTACACGGCAGTATTATGAGATAGTCAACATTCCGGGCGAAGGCTGGCTGCGTGAATCTGACGCTAAGTGTCCGTTTTAATGGGGGATAGGTATGGACAAAAAACGAGACAGTTTTACATTCCAACGATACTACTTTGAAGCCATCTCCACGCTCAAAAGCAAAGAGAAGTTGGAACTCTACGATGCAATCTGTGCATACGTTTTTGAAGGAAAAGACGCGACTTTGAACTCAAAAAAAGCAGAATCTTGTTTCATTTTGATTAAGCATCTGCTCGATGAAGAGTGGAAAAGAAGCGATATTGCGTCAAAAGGATGGTCTACACGAAAGTCAGCTCATCCTCATGTCATAAATGAGATGAAGGTCAGCTCATCTATGAGTTCAAAGTCAGATGACAATGAACCCATTGTATCAACTGACAGTCAGACGAACGTCAAGACCTTGCCGGAGAGTGCAGTCAAGAAGAAACCTGACATCTTCTCCGACTTTGCTCATGGCGATAAAGCCCTGCTGGAATCACTGCGAGAGTTCGCACAGATGCGTACAAGAATCAAAAAGCCTATGACAGACCGGGCAAAACAAATGCTCTGCAACAAGCTGGAAAAGTTTGATCGGCATGACTGGAAAGCCATTCTCGACCAGAGCATCTATGCTGGATGGCAAGACATTTACGCATTGAAACAGGATGACCAGTACGAGCAAAGTACGGAGATGGAGTTTCCTAGACTATGACAATGGACGTTCAAACGGTATTTATCGGTGCGCTGATGCTCTGCAAGCCGGGCGTTGTGGATGAAATCATACCAGACCTTGAACTTGACTTGTTCAGACCTGAGCTGAGAGAAGCTTTTGCGGCTGTTCAGGGCTATTGGACGGCTAGGGGCAAGATAGATATAGTCGAGATAAACACGCAGCATCCAGACGTAGCGCAAACGCTCTTGGCGTGTGTACAAACCTGTGAATCAGAGTGTGTACGAATTGACAGGGAGCAGATGCAGCGTTGGGCACAGCTTATCAGAGAACAAGCCGCACTCACTCGTGTGCAAGGTCTGGCATTTCAGATGACCAGCGAGCTTACCGACTATTCTGATCTATCAGACATTTACCAGCAGATGGGCGAGGCAATGAGCCTGAAAGCTGAGGAAGAAGATGCGTGGACATACGAGGATGTGCTGAACGACTATGTGCTTCACATGGACGAGAAGCCTGTGTACATCAAGACAGGCTTAGAGCGCCTGGATGAAGCACTACACATTTCACCGGGTGATTTCATCATTATCGGCGGTAGACCGTCTGCGGGCAAGACAGCCCTGTCCATTCAAATAGCAGCAAACATGGCAAAGCAGGACTACACCGTGTACTATTTCAGCTTAGAAACCAGCAAACGCAAACTGGGCGCACGTCTGATGGCTAATCAAATATACTGCCCTCTGGACACGGTGAAAAATAAGGCGGTCAGCTTGAATGAGATTGACGGACAGGCAAAGAACATGAAGATGCCTTTATATATTCGCTCTGCTGCTGGAAAGAACGTGGCGTGGATGAAGGCTCAGGCTCTTCGTAAAAAGGCTCAAGTTATCTTCGTAGACTATCTTCAACTCATCCACGAAACAGGCGCAAAGGACAGATATGCCGCCATTACAGCCATATCCATTGCCTTACACGAACTGGCGCAGACCACGGGCATTGTTGTGGTAGCTCTGGCACAGCTCAATCGAAACCCATCAAAACCCGGAGCAACGCCTACTAATTCCGACTTGCGAGAAAGCGGACAGATTGAACAGGACGCAGATGCAATCATCCTTCTGTCCGGCGATAATCCCGACAAGTACCTGTTCCGGCTGAGCAAGAACAAGGAAGGTGAGATAGGCGACCTTCCCATAACGTTTAACAAGCAGATTCAACGGTTCCAAGAGTACACTTGGATGGATTGAGTACATGGGCCGTCAGCAATGGCAGTCTTTTATTTTCGCCAATTCCACGAGAAAGCCTGTTTTAAGGCGTTTTAGGTGCTGGACGATAACTTTATCGACTTAATCACGAAAATGCACCACAGACGCTCGTAGGCGGCTCTCCGTTGATGCTGATGGTGTATCTCAAACCAGACCATCTGATTAGACCAATGTAGGAGCGTGGAGAACGGCTTTTCAGGGTCAGACGTGAAAGTTATCGAATCATCCAGAAAAACGCGGCAGACAGGCTCCTGCACGCCTTTCCAGCGATGATAGTAGCCAAATGGGCGAATGCCAACGACTATTTGTCAAATCTCAGGACTGATTGAGACGAAAAAACGCTTTGGCTATCACTTTCAGAAATGGCTTTCAAATTTTTGTCCCCTTTCCCCCTTGTTTCTTCTTTCCCCCTTTTGTCCCCCTCTTTCCCCTACAACCCCTATTACCCCCTATAATCCCCCTAACATCTTCCGTGCTCCCCCTTTCCCTCCCTGTGTGTTTAGCGCGTCCGCGTGCGTTATATGCGCCAGCGCGCGCGTTGACGGAGCCGGGTGTGCCAAGATAGTTCAAAAGTGAATAAATAACAGTTATGCGAAATTGCAAACTGGTTCTTTCTCCCTACAACCCTCTATCTCCAAAGCTATACCGTTAGCCAGCAGAGCAGACCGTAGGCGAGAGGTGGCGTGAGGTTCGGACTGGTTGATGGTCTGCGACTATTTCACATGGAGAACTGACTTTATTTTGTAGTCGGTTGAATATGTAGAAATGTTGCATTTACTATTCATAGCAAAGTACTATGAATTTGATGAAATATCATAGTGCGTTACTGGGAATTAAATCGAGCAGGAACAGACAGAATCGGATGGTACGACTATTCCAGCAGAATAATCCCTAGATAGTTACTAGGATATATAAGCGTATATTATAATAAGTACGATTGACATACGAATTTGGTATGGTTAGTTGGTGAATAAAATGATGAATATATGCAATGGATTATGAATCTTATGCGGTCGGATGACTTAGCGACTATCGCTCCTCTCCTTTCCTAAAAGGCGAACGGCTATTTCACACAAAAAATACACGACTATTTGACGATGGTTCGCAAGAAAGCGCTACGACTATTACTGTACGACTATCAGTGAACTACTCGTTACTGTACTATATATAGGACTTTCAAAAGCTAGTCGTCTGACGACTTTACGACTATTCCACGACTATTTTATTGGAGAAACTGCGACTATTGGTTACGACTATTCCAGCCGGAACGCTACGACTATTGCTGACCTCTATTGGCTATCGGGCGAAAGCCCGAAAAGAGATGCGGCGGTAGCCGCCAATGGTTCCGCGCCGCCCGCCGCGCTCCCGCTGCTGGACTGCCACACCGGGTGGAGGGTGCCAGGCTGACCGGTGACCGGTGCCAGATCGCAAGCCGCCGGGCTGACCCTGCACAGGTGGAGACGCTGACCCCCGCCGGGCTGGCATTGTTTGCAATCTGCTGCACTCTTATATACCTTATTATAATAGGGCGGCTGCGTTGAGCTGTACAGCGTCCGGCGTGGCGGTGGTATCTGGTATCGGTGCAGGGCGTCCGGGCGCGTGTGTGTGCCAGCGCACCGCAGGTGGTATTATAGCCGCTTGTGTCGGTCTGGTATTTGCGGCGGTAGAATGGGGCAAATCTAAGGAAAAGCCACTGTAAAGCCCTGTGTGCTGTTTTGTGTCGTGGGTGGTATAACTGCATGGACACCACAAAATACGCTGTAAACGTTTGTATGGGGATGTATTGCAGGCGTGCAAAAATAAAAGCCCTGCACCCTCAGCAGATGCAAGGCAAAAGAAAAGCCCGGCCATTTCTGACCGGGCGAAATGCTTCTTATTTGGACGCTTTAAACAGCGCAGAGAAAAACCAGAAGAAGAACAGGATGCAGGAAAAAATCATGCGTGCACCTCCATTCTAACGCCAAAATTGGTAAAGGTGCGGCGCTGTGAGATTGTGACAGGCTCAAGCCCTGCCGTGCTGATACCATAGCGGGCGCACTCTTTAGCCGTGTACAGCTCACCGCCGATTAGATACCGCTTGACCTTGCCACAATAGGCACCAGCGGATACAACCGCCCGCCCGTCAAGCCCTGCCGGAATACGATAATATAACATAATTCGCACCCCCTTATACAACGCTAAACCGTTTGTATGTGGTGCGCTTGCTACATTCAGCATAAATATCCGGGTGCGCGGCCTGCAAAAGCTTGCTATCAAGCCGGACACTCTGCACGTCCTTGTAAATGGCTTTTGCCGTGCCCTGCACCATTTCCGGCGCGCCGTGCATCATGTTAATTATATCCGTTCTAATTGCGTCGTTCATTGCTTCAAGCTCTTCAATAAGCCGCTTGTTTTCCCTGTACTCATTTACTCTTTTTTCAAAATTAGACATTTTTCAGCCCTCCAAAATTCCTTTGTTTGTGAATAACGTTCTAAGGTTGTGTTTTTCGTATTCCCTCCAATTTTCACCGATTGCAAGCGCTGAATTTTGCGCCCAAAACGGGACGCCTGCCCGGTCAAGCTGACCGAATAAAAAATGAATCGTTTTGTCAGCCTTGTCTAAAAACCCGATGTCATCCGGGTCTTTTTCCCTGCAATATGAGATTTCAGCCATCCAATATACAAGGGATTCTAACAGACCGTATGCTTTTTTATTTGCTGTGTATGTCATTTTTTAGCCCTCCATCAATTTTCATTGTTCTTTCTCCTTAACTGTTAAAAATAGCAATCATAACCAGCGCGCCGGATATCATGCCGCCGATGTACCAGAGGGCGGCCCATTGGGTAAAGTCAAGTGCAATCATACGTTGCACACCTCCCGAACAAATTCCATCTGCAAGTTGTGCAGGCGCTCTTCCAGCTCTTCAACGTTCCACAAATCCCGGCGCATTTCCCGCGCCCGCTTTTCGTAGCGGCTGACCGTTTCCCAATCGGGCTTGACGTTTCCAAAGGGGCGGTACCCGGTGCAGATTGCAACGCCTGAGGTGATAGGGTAAATATCTGCGTTCCACCCGTACACACCGGCGGTGTAGGCTGCGGGGTCGTCCATGCACAGCATATTCTGTGCATCGCAGTAACCTACTTGAATAATGGTCGGATACTGGGATTTAATATCTCGCATGGTTCTTTTTGCTTTCATGGTTTTTGTCCTCCTGTTTTGTGGTGGTATTTGGTAGGTGTTACGCTTTCTTGCGTCTGATTGTATTATACGCTTTCTTGCGTAAATGTCAATAGGTATTTACGCTTTTTTGCGTATTTATTTTTGAGGTTTTGGGCTGTCCGCTTTTGCTCAGTTTCGGACGCACTGCGCAAGCAGTCCAGCGTTTGGGCGTCGGTCTGCACTAACGCTTGTCCGCTCTGGTTTTTGGCATGGTCTGCCCTGCTGCCTGTCGTGTGCCGTCGTTCCGGGTGCGCTGGAGTGGGCAAGGGTCACCGGCGGGGCATATAGCCGCCGCCCAGCCCCTCCCGGTCAGTCTCTCAACCACCGAAAAAATAAAAAAGACCCACCCCTTCTTCACAAATCAGAACCCATCCGATTGTGCAAGTCTCCAAAAATTCCGAAAAATACAAAAAGACCCCTTTCGAGGTCTTAGATGTGGTATACTTGACCGAAGGAAAGGGGAATCTCAAATGGATAATATAAGCATCATTCTTATGCTCGCTGGATTCGTTCTTAGCTTTTGCTGTGCTATCAACGCAATCAGAGGAAAGCCAAACAAGAAAACATGGTATTGGATGATAGCGGCATACATTGGCTTTGGCGTATGCTATGCTGCATCTCAAAGGGATGCACGAAACATCGGCATCGCTTTCATGCTCATCTGCTTTTGCTATATCGTAAAAGTGGTATGGGGATTCTTAAAATCTGTCATCAAACACGAAAAGTATCATTGCAAGAAAGATTTGCTCGTATTGATAGTTGTTTTTGTGTTGTTCATTGTTGGAATGATGCTCCCATACGATAAGGCGGCAGCAGCTCAAAGAGCAGCAGAATCAGAAGCAAGAGAAATTGAAAAGGCTGCATCATCGGCAGCGGCGGCGAGTAGCAAAGCCGAAGCAGAACGGCAAAAGCAAGCCGAGTGTGAAGCAGCGGCCAGCAAGGATGCAGAATCCAAACGCATTAAAGAAGAAGCAGAAAACAAAGCAGCATCAGATTCTAAAAAGGCAGAAGATGAACGTAACGCGGCGATAAAAGCCGAAAGCGAGCGTTTAGCGGCAGAGATGGCCAACTCCAAGAAAGAAGAGCCAGCATCAAAGGAACAGTCTGCATCTGAAAAGGCGAAGGAAGAAGAGCGGAACGCCGCTATTAGAGCAGAATCCGAAAAGCAATCAGCAAAGAGCAAGTCCTCTTCTAAGCCTAAAAAGTCTAGTTCCTCTGCTTCTGAGCATGCTGTTACCGATATCGATTTTAATGCTGTCTATAAGGAATATAAGTCGAATGAGGTAAGAGCGGAGGAAACATACGGGAATAAGAGATACCGTGTAACCGGCACTGTAAACGGATTGACCGATAGCGGATTGGCGAATCTTTTTGGAGGTGCGACAGTCACTCTTGTCAGACAAGTCGGGAACACAACGGTTTATTTCTTTGCGTCCTTCTCCAAAGACCAAAAAAATGCTATTATGAAAATCAATACCGGCGATGAAATCACTTTTGTTGGTGAATATTCAAAAATGAGCTTTTATAGCTGTGAACTTGAAAGCTATACCAGAGATGGGAAAACAGTAAAAATCTATTAAACACAAAAAGCCAGCGGCTAGATGTTCTCTAACCACTGGCTTTTCTTATCGACAAGCGTTTACTATAAAATTAGTAACCGTTACTTATCCGTTTCTACGGATGCTTGCATAGAGCAAACGGAACGTCTCGCGGCCTTTCGGCGTTACTCTTGTCTGTACGCCGCCGTGCTTGTTCTTCTGGTTGCAGTATTCCTTGACCGCAAACAGGCCGTCACCCTTGCCAGCTTTCGGCAGGATGCCCTTGCTCTTGTCACGGTAGATGTAACCGTCAGAAATAAGCATCTTGATGAACAAACGCTCAGGGATACGCAGTTCCTTTGCAGTAGAGCGGAAGTTGGTAGACACGTTCCATGCAACAAGGTCATCGAAGTAGTCTGCTTTAGGCTGCATCTCTTCGTTCTTCTCACAGAGCTGCTTGTTCTGCATCTGTAATGCTGCGCTCTTTTCCTTTTCGGCCTTCATGTTCTGAATCAGCCCGATCACGAAGTCCGGGTTGGCAATAGCCGTCTCCAACAGGTTGTCGGTCATGTACATTCCATGCTTGCGGATGGACGGCAAGACCTCGTGAGTGACCCAGTGCTTGAACCGCTGTGCGCTTTCCAGCTTGCTGCTGAAAATCAGACTGTACAGGCCGGATTCGTTGATGATGACCATTTTCTGCATCCCACCGGGGGTCATCATTTCGGTGACCCCCTTGTCGATTTCGTCAACGTGGTTTGCAACGGCGTTGGCAAGAGATTTGCCTTCACCGTACCCAAGTGCTGCGGCAATGTCCTTGCCAACAAACCAAGGGTCATCGTCAATGAGCATGACACGGATTTCGCCAAACTCGGCGTTGTTGAAGATTTTTATGTTCTCAGACAAAGAAAGTTGCATTAAAAAGCTCCTTTTCACTTGTGAGAGAAGCAATTTTCTGCTATAATAACGGCGAGAGAATGCTTCTCTCAGGGTTTACATGATACGTTCGCTTCTGTCGCCAAACTTCAGCGGACGTATCATTTTTCGTTTTCATTAGTTGAATCCATCGGATGCAGCGTAAAGAACGCTTCACGGAACGCAGCAGAAATGGAGACCCGGTTCTTGATGCAGTATTCCTGCAAGCTTGCAAACTGCCGCTCCGTCACGCTGATGGTAACGGTGTGACCGTAACGCTCTGCGTAAGGACTACTCATACATATTCACCCCCTTTCGTTTTGCTGTGCAATAAGTGTAACTGCAAAATATCTGAATGTCAATCAAAAATACACTAGATATTGTGTTCGCTAGTGTTGACATCAGATTTTGCAGTTCTTGGTGGCCGCTCCCGCTTCGTACCCTGCCCGGTAGTTCAGTTCGGACAGCTTACCCAGCGCTTCTGCGTACTCCATGTCCTCGCTGGTCGGTTCTTTGCCGTGTGAGAGGGTTTTCAGAAATTCTTCGGTTGTCGTGGGAAAGTTCATGTTTTTTGCTCCTTTCTATTGCAGAAGCGGTCTGCTTCTGCTATAATAATTGACAGAAACCGAGACTGCGCCCTTGGTTGCGCAGCTTCTGTTTTGTGGTGGAATAGGTCGTCAGCGCTACTTTGGTCGGTGGGCTGGCGGCCTATTTTTTTATGCCACAAAGGATAAATCTACCGTTGCTGGCTGATTCATCGTGTGTTCTGCTGTCTTAGATTATAGACGCTTGGTATATAGTTGTCAACAGCCCAATTTGTATAATTTGCATCAGATATATCTGAATTTGTGTCACAGATGTGTGATATTTGATAGCGGTTCGCTCCCAGAATGTAAATAAATAAGTTTACAAGCAGATTTTTCACATTACGAATTATCGCTCTTTTTATAAAATATATACATTCTGTAAATATAATTCGGTCACATAAGTGAGACCTCAGAAATATCTGGACTTGGTGATAGTAAAATTGAGAAAACTCTTGACAATTTACGCTAGAAAGCGTATACTGGCATTAAAGAAAGAGAGGAACGAAAAAATGGCTGCAACGAATAACAAGGTGAACTCAAGCGAAATTCTTCGTGACATAATGAAGAATCAGCATAAAACATACGAATATCTCCGAGAAAAGCTTGACTACAAAACCATTTCCAGCGCATCTTCTCGTGTCCTCGCTGATGATATGAAATTATCCACAATGGTTCAAATTCTTGAGGTTTTCGGGTACAGACTGGTCGTAGAACCTGCAAATGGGAAACTTACTCGTGCTGGCTGCTATGAGGTAGTAGAGGAAAAGGACGGTGAACCTGAATGATTTATGGTTACGCTCGTGTCAGTTCCGCTGGTCAAGCGATTGACGGCAACAGCCTTGAATCGCAGGAAGAAGCTCTCAAGGCCGCTGGTGCAACTAAGATTTTCAAAGAGGTCTATACCGGCACTAAAATGGAACGCAAGGAACTGGACAAGCTGGAAGCGGAAGTCCAGAGCGGCGATACAATCGTTGTGACAAAGCTAGATCGTGTTGCCAGAAGCCTTGTTGGTGGGTATGAACTGATTGATTCGTGGATTGAAAAAGGAATCCGGGTGAACGTGCTGAATCTTGGCGTGATGGACAACACCCCTGCTAGTAGGGCTATGAGAGGTATGTTCCTTGTGTTTGCCCAGTTTGAGCGTGACATGATTGTTGAACGCACCAGAGAGGGTAAGAAAATTGCCAGCCAGCGCCCTGATTACAAGGAAGGCCGCAAACCCACCGAGTATGACCGCAACCTCTTTGACGTTCTTCACGAACAGGTGGAGAAGCGCATTCTCACGGTCACGGACGCTGCCAAACAGCTTGGTGTGACCCGCCAGACATGGTATCGGATTGCTAAACAGAACAGGTGAAAGGAGCAAGAGCCTATGGATAAGTGGAACAACAGAAACTCGTATGATTGGCTTGCGGGGGCAGTCGTTGGGCTGCTTACCGGGTTCTTCATCGTAGTTGTGGTTGCGAGGTGCGTTCTGTGATACTTAGTGACAACATGAAGCGCCTGATCGACACGTTGAACACCTATGAACCAGACCTGCCGAATGGCTTCTATTCTGTAAAAGCCCTGCAAGACAAACTGGACTTCACGGCACAGTTCGTTCTTGAATCCCTTGCCAACGATGGGTTGATACGCTGGGGCGACACGCAGCACACAGCATTCTGGCTGTTGGAACGTGCAAGGAACTATAAGAAAATCCACAAGCTGGAAAAGATTGAACAGTGGAAAGAACGCGGGATAGGATTTGCTTGCGGCGTTCTTACAAGCGTTGTCGCAGGGTTGATTAGCATTGTACTAGCTGGCGTTTTCAGTTGACATTGTTCGCAACCCAGAATAAAACCGAACGAGAAAGGAAAAGTGACATGAAAACCGTAAAATTGTCAGAGCAGAGCTTGAAACTAATTGAAACGTTGTGCGATTACACCGACAAGCCCGATATCCTCAATGCCATCGCAGACGCCTTGTACTACGATGCGGATGAATTGAAGCGCAGGCTCAACCAGCTTGCAGAAGAAGTCAAATAAACCGCACATTCTATCCGTTAAAACGAATTTTAGCAAACAATCTTCCGAAACAGTATTATAAAAACCGAATATTTGATTTTTGTGCAGTTGTAGGCACTCTTTACATTTTCAGGTAGGGGGTGCCTATTTTTTTATGCAGCCAAAGCAGTGTATCGCCATCATCGACAGCATCAAAGCGTATGCAAAACAGAACCCGACCGAAGCACAGGTCTATGAGGACTGGTTTCAGGCGGTGGTGAACCTTAGAGACGCTTTGCCGCAAGACAAGCGGTTCGATGCCTACAAATACTCTGGTGAGCTGCGCTCTGTCTGTGCAGCCATGATGGGCAAGATGAAAACAGGCGAGGACGTGGCAAAGGTCTATGACATTATCGGCCGGACGTACTTGTTTGAAGCAAAAGATGTGTTCGACAGCTATTGCATCTACCTCGAATGGAACCGTGCGCCGGAGAAGAAGTTCTATCAGCCTAGACGCAGGGTTCTGAAAGTGCTGGCATATGACCTTGAGGACTTGTTTTATAAGCGGATTGACTTCTTGGGAGTTAGCTTGCCCGCTCGCGTAGGAAAATCGACGCTCTGTATATTTTTCATCACATGGCTGATGGGCAACCGACCTGACGTTGCATCGGTTATGAGCGGACATTCCGACAAGCTGACCAATGGCTTCTACGGCGAAGTGCTGTCCATCATCACCGACCCTGTGACCTACAACTGGGGCAAAATCTTCCCTGACGTTCAGCTTGTGGACAAAAGTGCAAAGGATGAAAGTGTTGATCTGAACCGAAAGAAACGCTTCCCCACCCTGACTTGTCGTTCCATTGGCGGTACGTTGACTGGTGCTGTTGAAATCGGCGAGGGCGGCGTTCTGTACAGCGATGACTTGATCGAGGACTTAGAGGAAAGCCTGAATGTTGAGCGCCTGAACAACAAGTACGATGCCTATCTGAACCAGTTGAAAGACCGTAAAAAGCAAGGCGCATTGGAACTGATGGTCGGTACACGTTGGAACGTGCTTGACCCTCTGGGGCGCATCCAGAACCAGTATGCAGACAACCCAAAGTACAGATTCCGGGTGATTCCTGCGGTGGATGAGAACGGACACAGCAACTTCAATTATGACTATGGCGTTGGCTTTGACGATGCCTACTATGCTGATATGAAAGCCAGCATTGATGACGCAACATGGTGGGCAAAGTACATGGGTAAGCCCTATGTGCGTGAAGGACTGCTATTCCCTGCCGATGAACTGCGGTATTTCAACGGTGTTCTGCCTGATGGGGAGCCTGATCGCAAGCTCATGGTCATGGATATTGCATGGGGCGGCGGTGACTTCACGGCCTGTCCTATCGCTTATGTGTACGGAGATGCTGTGTTCATCCCAGACCTTGTGTTCAATAACGGCGATAAGACTGTGACTAGGCCGGAAGTCGTGGGCAAAATCATCCAGCACAAAATCAATGTGGTGCGCGGCGAAGCCAACAACGGCGGTGACGAATATTGTGACGTGGTAGACAGCCAGCTTCGGCAGCAAGGCTATCACTGCTCTGTTCGCAGCCAACGTGCGCCCAGCGGTCAAAGCAAGCTGTCAAGAATCATCCAGTATGCGCCGGACATCAAACGATTCTATTTCCTTGACGAGAAGCACCAGTCGAAAGAGTACAAGGCATTTATGGAACAGGTGACGATGTTCACGCAGCTTGGCAAAGTTCCGCACGATGATGCACCGGACAGTCTGGCACAGCTTGCCGATGAACTGTACAACGGAATCAGCAAAATTGAGCCTGTCAAGAGGCCTTTTTGATTAAAAACACAATATATTGTGTTCGCTGGGTCTATTTATTTGATTTCACCACTTGACAAGGCTTATAATGTACGCAGGAAGTTTTGCAGCTTCCCTTAAAGGAATAGCTTGCACGCGGGGTTTTGTCATTTTACTCGCGTGCGCGTCAACAAGCATATTCCTCCTTTCACCGGTGGAGGTTTTCTCACTCTTTCGCCTTCACCGGGCTTTATATGTTGCGTTTTCAATTGTAAGGGGAATGCCAGTCTGTCTCCCCCACGGCTGGCAAGCAACAGTTCGATTCCGTTACGCAGCACAACCAACTACCTAGCTTTGCATGGCTTTATTCTCCAAAACCTCCACCGCTATTCCCGGCTCTCAATGTAATTTTTAGGCATGATATTGCAAAGAGCAGCGGTTAACCAATCAAGCCGGGTTTCTATGTTGCATTAGCTCAGTCAGGCTAGAGCACCCGGCTCATAACCGGACATACATTGGTTCAAATCCATTATGCAGCACCAAAATTGCAGCTTACCCGTTTATGTCTGTCCAACAACTGAATGTAAAGGCTGCAATGGTTTTCTTCGGGCGAAGAATAGCACGGCTGGAAGTGCGAACAGTTTCCCGGCAGCTTCTGACAGGTCTGTGCTCAACAGCCTGTTTCCAGAAATCCAACGAAAGGAGCACAGATGGTAGCAAAAGTCAGATGCAAGCGTCCTCGAAAAGACGCAAACGGCAATCCGTGTGATTGCGGACGTTATCTTGGCGAAGTGGAAGGCAAGTTCTCCCTTCTGTGCCCTCTTTGCCATTGGATTACAATTGGAGATTCCAACCTTCCAAAAGATACATGGGTCTCCGTACCAAAGTTTAAAAACTGAATAGCTTTTGAAGCGCAGTTGTAAGCGCAGTGAGATAGGCCTTAACAGGTTTGTCTTGCTGCGCTTTTTATTTTGCCGGAAAGGAGGAACACATGGCTGAGTATCAGATAGTTGTTGACGGCTTTTTGAATAATCCACTGACCGGACGCAGACCGATTGAAACGCCGGAGACGGAAATCAATCAAGCAAACGTGCTGAAAGTGGTCATGGGCAAGGCAGAGCCTATTCATCTGCTGAACAAGAACGAGATTCGCTTTCTACACAACTACTACTTGGGTAGCCAGCCTGTCCTCCACCGCACGAAGGAGTACCACGCTGAAATCACCAACCGCATTGTGGAGAACCACGCCAACGAGTGCGTGGGCTTCTACACAGGCTACATGAGCGGCACTCCTTGCTCTTATGTGCGGTCTGAAACGGCAATAGGTGACGGTGAGGAAATCGCCCGCCTGTCCAATGCCTTGCAGTATGAGGGCAAGGATGCACTTGATCGGCGGCTCTGGCAGTGGATGTTGGAATGCGGACAGGGATACCGCATTGTTCTTCCTGACAAGGGGTACAACGGCAACTACCCGGACGAAACACCCCTGCTGGTTGACGTTCCCGACCCGGATATGGCGTATGTGATTTACAACTCCGGCATTGGTCACAAGCCCATTGCCAACGTGCTGCACATCCCGCGCAATTATCAGAATGACCTGAACGACCTGATTTGCGTGTATACGCCAAACCAGTACTTTGAAATCGACAACGGCAAGGTTACAAAGTCCGAGAATCACTCTCTTGGAATGTTGCCGATGGTCGAATACAAGCTGAACCCGGAGCGTATGGGTCTGTTTGAACCTGCAATCCCTGTGCTGGATGCCATCAACGACCTTGAAAGCAACCGTTTGGACGGCGTGGCGCAGTTCATCCAGTCCATCATGGTGTTTACCAACTGCCTTGTGGACAAGGATGCGCTTGACCAAGTGAAGGAACTTGGCGCAATGTGCCTGAAATCCACTTCTGGTCTGCCCGCTTCTGTATCGCAGATTGCAAACGAACTTGACCAGCAGCAGAGCCAGACCCTGCTTGATTCCATGCTGAACGTGTACCGCAGTCTGACCGCCATGCCTAGTGCCACTGGCAGCGAGAACGCAACGTCCGACAACGTGGGCGCAGTTATCGTCCGTAACGGATGGAATCACACCGAAGCAAGGGCACAGCAGTACGAGAATATGTTCAAGTACGCTGAACGGCAGAGCCTGTCTGTGATGCTGAAAATCCTGCGTGACACGGCTGGTTCTAAGCTGATGGCAAGTGACATCAACATCAAACTTCCCCGCCGTCAGTACGACAACCAGCAGAGCAAGGTTCAGATTTTTGCACAGATGCTCAGTCAGAGCATTGACCCGCAGTTGGCGTTCACTACGCCCGGTCTGTTCCCCGACCCGCAGGCTGCTTACGAAATGAGCAAACCTTTCCTGATTGCCGCTGGTAAGCTGGGCGAGGACGGGAAAGCACCGAAGCCGCAGGAACAGCCTGAACAGAATGTTACCGGCATAAATGTCGAGAATATGACTGATAAACAGCCAAACAATGCGGATGGAGAAAAAGATAATGCGTGATTTTTGGAAACAGTTGTTTTGCAAACATGATTATACGCTTTCTCGTTGGCATTGGACGCACGGCATCAACGGAAACGAACCACGAGAAATGGAGTGCGAGTATATCTGCACGAAATGCGGGAAATTCAAATGGACACACCCTGACCGAAATTCGGCGCGAGAAAAATCTATTTTGGATAGTGGCATTGAGCCGTACAAAAGAATTTACCCAAAGGAGTAAAGAATCACCCCGAATTTTCGGGCTGATATATTCCGGCAGGGAAGCCGGGATACAAATTTCGCAGCGTTGCAGGGAAGCAACGGTAAAAAAACGCAGGAGGAAATTAACGATATGAAACTTAATGTGTTGCTTGGTGATGCCTACAAAGAGGGCATGACCGCCGATGAAATCATTTCTGCGCTTGAAAAGGTCGCAGATCCTAGTGCAGAGGTCGAGAAACTGCGCAACGCCGTGACGAAAGCCAATGGCGAAGCTGCTGAGTACAAGAAGCAGCTCAAGGCAAAGCGTACCGATGACGAGAACGCCGCACAGGAACAGGCTGACAAGCTGGCAGAGATGCAGAAGCAGATTGAAGCCCTGACCGCCGACAAGGAGAACCTTGTCAAGGAAAAGACCCTTTCATCTTACCGTGAGAAGTTCGTTGCACATGGTTATGACGCTGAACTTGCCAACAAGGCTGCATCTGCACTGGCTGACGGTGACATGGACAAGGTGTTTAAGTTCCAGTCGGAGTTTATGACTGCCCACGACACCGCATACAAGGCTTCTCTGCTGAAGGATATGCCCACACCTCCGGGTGCGGATGGCAATGGTGACGGCGCAGATAGCGCAGGTGTTTCTTTTGCCAAACGCTTTGCGAAGGAACGCGCAGACGCAAACAAGGCATCGAGTGACGCAATGACTGCTTTCCATTAAGGAGGAAAACATGAAGTACACCAATACTCCGGTATCGGCTCCTGAAAGCACTATTCTGGCTGCTGATACCTACGTTGCCATTCCCTTTACCGTCAAGGAAACCAATGCTGTTCCAGCTGGTTATCCTATGGCAAAGACTGGTCTGAAAGCTGCTGCCACTACTGGCACCAGCGCTACCGATGCGGCTACCGATGCCATTGGCATTCTGCTGCACACTGTTGACCCTGCCGTCAACCCCAATGGCGCACTGCTGATTCAGGGCGTTATTGATGTGGACAAGGCAAAGCTGTCTGGCTTTACCTATTCTGCAAACGATATTGCCGCTCTGAAAAAGGCTGTTCCCGCCGTTTTCTGCCGTACCGATGTTGGCGCAAAGAGCGAGTAAGGAGGACTAAATTATGGCACTGAATCTGAATGAAATCTTCTCCCCTGCTGCGATTGCCGCCTACTGGACGAATGACCCGACCAATGCGCAGCCCTATGCTTCTGATGCTCTGTTCCCTGCCCGTAAGAAGGTCAGCATGGAACTGAAGTGGCTGCGTGGTCACAAGGGCGTTGGCGTTTCGCTGAAGCCTAGCGTGTTCGACACTAAGGCTACGTTCCGTACTCGTCAGGGCATCAAGATGACCGAGACCAGTATGCCGTTCTTCCGTGAGGGCACTCACATTGACGAGGAAGACCGCCGCAAGATTATCTCTGTTCTGGCTACCAATCAGGAGTTTGCGGCAGACGTTATCAATCGTGTCTACGATGATACCGCACAGCTTATTACCGGGGCTCGCATTGTGCCTGAGCGAATGGTGTGGCAGCTTCTGGCTCCTAAGACTGGCAAGCCCGGCATCTCCATCGAATCCAACGGTGTGAGTTACGTCTACGATTACGACCCTGACGGCACTTGGCAGCAGTCCAATTACAAGGCTCTGGCTACCAAGGAGAAGTGGGATGCTCCTACCACCGCAACCCCCATCGCCACGATGACCACTGCCGCAAACACCGTGCTGGCAAACACTGGTGAGATTATCACCGATGCCTACATGAACACCAACACTTTCCACAAGATGATTGCTGCGGATGAAATCAAGAACCGGTTCCTGACGGTTATGAAGACCGCCACCGCTGTGCTGGTTGATTCCGAAGCACGTTCTGTTGTCGAAAGCGCATCTGGCATCCGCATTCACCTGTACGACAAGATGTACAAGCCGGAGGAAACCGCTGCTGCCGAAAAGTATCTGCCTGATGGTTATGTCGTTCTGGCTCCTTCTGGCTCTCTGGGCAATATGTACTATGTTGCCACCCCTGAGGAAGCCGACCTGATGGCTGGCATCTCTAACGCACAGGTTTCCGTTGTGAACACTGGCGTTGCTGTTACCACCGAGCAGACCGTGCATCCTGTCAACACCAACATCTACGTCTCTGAAATCGTCCTGCCGTCCTTTGAGCGCATGGACGCTGTGTACTGCATCAAGGCTTACTAAGGCGAAAGGAGGAAAGCAGCATGGGAGACCAGTATTCCGAAGCGGCAGTCAAGCTGGGGCAATACATCGCCCCTGCACTTGACCGTGAAATCACGGACGAAGACTACCCACTCTTCGACCTGCTGCTTGATTTCGCCAAAGACAAGATATTTGCACAGGGCTACCCTTTCGGCAACAGACCGGAAGAGCTGCCCTCGCAGTATCAGTCGTTGCAGATACGCATTGCAGCGGAACTGTACAACCACATCGGCGCAAACGGACAGACGAGCTATACCAACAATGGTATCACTCGTGTGTGGGAAAGCTCCGATGTGGCGCAGTCCCTGCTAAATGAAGTGGTTCCGAGAGTAGGTGTTATCGGCTGATGTTCAATGGAAGCCCGCTGGATAAACGCCCGCTGTGGTATTCAAACCCAGTTGGCAAGAAAACGCCTGTCGTGGACGAGTGGGGAAACGAGACTGGCGAATCCGCATACGAATCGTGGAGCGACCCCGCAAAGCTGATGCTGAACGTCAGCCCCCCTACTGGTTCTGCGGAAGCAAACCCTTTCGGCGCGTTCACGGATTACAGCTACATTGTCAGCTCGTCTAGCAGGAAGCACAACACACCGCTTTATGAAGGCACACACGTCTGGTTTCAGACAGACGTTTCCAAGCCCTTCAATTACATCGTGGCCAAGGTCGCAGAGCATATTACCGACACGAAGTATGCGCTGAAAGAGGTGGCTGCAAGTGAAAATTAAAGTGAGGTTGAGCGATGCCGGACTTAAACAGGCTAAGGAAGATATTCGCAAATACAAGACCACCCTGAACCAAAAAGCACAATTGTTTGCAAGAGCGCTTGCCGATAAAGGTCTTGCTGTTGCAACAATCCGTTTTGCCAATGCCCAATATGCTGGCAAAAACGATGTTAAGTGCGAAGTTAGCCAAAATGGCACTTCTTGCACCATCCTAGCGGAGGGGCAGGCGGTTGCTCACATTGAGTTCGGCACAGGTGTTATACATCAGGGCTGGGGCGCTGCCGGAACAGTCGGCCCGCTCCCTTTGCCTGATAACATTGGTGAACATGGCACATACGGCAAAGAAAACGGCAAGCACAAGCGCTGGTACTACTACGGTGAATCTGGCAATGCCGGTACGCCTGTCAAGGAAGTAGACGGCAAGGGTCAGCTGAACTACACCAGTGGTAATGATGCAGCTATGGCTATGTGGGGAGCTGTTGAGGAAATGGCTTCTCAGGTCGAAGCAACGTGGAGGGAGGTTTGGAATAGTTGATTGATTATTTCAACTCTATCTACACGGCTGTTGCCAAGGAACTGCGAAAGCAAGTGCCCGGTATCTTAGTCACTAGCGAAATTGATGACCGACCTGTTAAGAGGTTTCCGTGTGTGCAGATAGAGGAAAACAACAATTTGCCTGTACATATTGATTCTGCTGGTCACAGCAAGTACGCTGCTGTTTCCCTGCGCGTGCGGGTCTACTCCAATAAGAACACCGGACGCATTGCAGAAGCACGTTCCATCGTTGGAATCGTGGATTCTGTTCTTGAACCGCTTAAATTTTATCGCAAATCGTTTGCCCCGTTGAATGGGCTGTACAACAATTCCGTCTATCGGATTGATTGCAGCTATGGGGCAACAATCGGAGAGGACGGAATGATTTACCGAAACTAAGGAGGTAAACATTCTATGAGTACTGCTATCTCCGGTCTGAACACTACCCTTTACTGTGGCGAAAGCGCAACCACTTTGACGAAGCTGTGCGACATCAAGGATGTGCCCGACCTGATCTCCGACCCGAACCTTCTGGATGCAACTACCCTGTCTGATGGTATGCAGAAGCAGATTTTTGGCATCGTTCAGGCTGACACCAAAGCCTTTACCGCCAACTACAACAAGACCGACTACGCTGCTGTCAAGGCTGCTGGTTATGACGATACCTCTGAGAGCAACGTGGACAAGTACTACGCCCTGAAGATGCAGGACGGCTCCGGCTTTACTTGGCAGGGTATGCACCAGGTCGGTCTGTCTGGCTTTGGTGTGGATGAGGTCGTGGAAATGACCATCAATTGCATCTTCCACTCCACCCCGAAGTTCAGCGAGAGCCTGACCGTTAATGGCGGCTAAACTGCAAAAATCGAATCAATCAAACCGGGCAGAACTGAACAACGGATTTGGTTCTGCCCCTATTTATAAAGGAGAGCATTTATTATGGCTGCTAAGGTTATCAACTTTCATTCCCCCGATGGCAAGAACACTTATGAACTGACCTTCACCCGCGAGAGCGCCGAAGCCACTGAACGCAACGGCTTCCAGATCTACGAGTTCTCTAACGGCATCAACCCTGTTAAGAACACTAAGGCTCTGTTCTACGGCGCATTCATTGCTCGCAACAAGGGCATCAAGCGCAATGCGGTTGACGATATGCTTGACCACATCGAGGACAAGGAAGGTCTGATTGCTGCCCTGATGGAGATGTACGCGAATTCTATCAAGGCTCTGATTGCCACCGATGAAGAGGACAAGACCGCAAAAAACGCAACGTGGGAGATTGTGTAACCTCACAGTCTCAAGAACCGGACAGCAATACAGAGCCATTCTCTGTATCTAAGCTGTTCCATGATGTAGAAGCCTATTACATTTCCATTGGCATGACCTATGACCAGTTTTGGCGTGATGACGTCTGGCTGGCAAAGGTTTACCGGGACGCGGAAGAACTACGCGCCCGCAGAGCCAATGTTGAAGCGTGGAGAAATGGTTTCTATACGGCATCTGCGCTTTCCTCTACGGTTGGCAATATGTTCCGCAAGAAAGGGTCTAGTCCCATCAAGTACATGGATAGACCGATTCCTCTTACCCAGAAAGAGCAGGACGAATACGAATACCAACGCGCACTGGAAGCGCAGGAACGCATCAAGAGGGCGATGTTCTCTATGATGAATCAGAAGGACGGTGGTAGCAATGGCTGATGTTGATATTACAAGCTTATCCGTAGAAATTTCTGCGGAATCTCAGGGCGCAGAGCTTAGCATTGACAAACTTACCACTGCTATTTCCAAACTGCGCACAAAAGGTAGCATTGGCAAGGTATGTTCTAGCCTTGACACTTTAACAAAGTCTATCTCTGCGTTGAAGTCCGCTTCGTCTGGTATGGACGGACTTAGTAGAATCAATGATTTTATGGACAGGATTTCCAACGTGAACCTGTCTGAAAGCGCAAAAGGCATCCGTTCTGTTGCCAGTGCATTAACTAGAATTTCTTCAGTCGATTTGAAAGGCATTGACTTTTCTGGACTGAAAGGCAAAATGAATAGCCTACAAAACGGCTTATCCCCGCTTTCCAAAGTTGATGCGTCTGGCCTTAGAAGTGTAAGCAGCGCCCTTAATTCCATTGCAAAAATTCCAGATTTTAGTAGCAAACTGAATTCAAAGACACTGGATGATTTTGCCACTTCTTGCAAGAAAATCACAGATGCCCTTGACCCGCTTGCTTCCAAAATCGAAACAGTAGGAAATTCGTTTGCGAAGTTACCTACCAACATCCAAAAGGTCATTGCGGCAACGGACGGTGCTACAAAATCAAGCAGTAAATCTGCAAAAAGCTATTTGAGCCTTTCCAACCAGCTGAATGGTTTCATTCGGTCTGCGGCAAAGCTGGTCTCGCTGAAAGCCATTGCCACCTATCTTGGCAACGCAGCGGAGAAGTTCAATAGCTACTATGAAGCTGCAAACCTGTTTGGCGTGTCTATGAAGGGGCTGACCGGCGAAGCAAACACGTTCATCAACAAGATGGAGACCCTGCTTGGCATCGACCCCACCGAAGCCATGAACAACATGGCAACGATTCAGAGCCTGACCACTTCGTTTGGTCTGGCTAGCGACAAAGCGTATGTGCTGTCCAAGAACCTGACGCAGCTTGGCTACGACCTCGCTTCTTTGAAAAATATCCCTGTTGCGGAATCCTTTACGAAGATTCAGGCGGCTATTTCCGGCGAACTTGAACCGATTCGCCGTCTGGGTGTCGATATTTCTAACGCACGGTTGCAACAGGAGCTGCTTAATCTTGGCTATTCGCAGAGCGTTTCTACCCTGTCTCAGGCCGATAAGGCTGTTCTGCGGTACATTGCCATCATGAAGCAAACCACCGATGCGCAGGGAGACTTCGCCCGCACTTTGTCTAGCCCTGCAAACATGATTCGTATTTTGCAGGCACAGCTGAACAGTCTGGCTCGCGCCGTTGGTTCTTTGCTTTACCCTGCCCTGAAATCCATCCTTCCCCCGCTGATCGCTGCCGTTGAACTGGTCAAAGAGCTTGTGACGGGCATTGCATCGTTAATGGGCGTCAAGGTAGAATTCCCAGACTTTAGCAGCGCAAGCGATGCTGTTGGTGGCGTCACGGATGCGATGGACAATACCACCAAAGCGACCGGCAAGGCTGCAAAGGCGTTCAAGAACTACATCATGGGCTTTGATGAACTAAACGTCATCCAGAAGGACAATGGTTCTTCCGGTGGTTCCGGTTCTGGTTCTGGTGCTGCTGGCAACATCTTAGGCGATGTAGATCTGTCCGGCTACGATATGTTCAAGCGGTACAACGAAGAGTTTGTAAAGCAGATTGATAGCATCAAGGAAAAAATCAGAGGGATGCTTCCGATTATCGGCGCCGTTACCGCAGCGCTTGCTTTGTGGAAGCTGACCACTTTTATTGCAGACCTTGTTGACGCAATCAAAAAAATCGGCATTTTGAAAGGCATGGTCGCCGGTGGCATTCTGATAGGCCTTGGATTTTTCCTGATGTTTGATGGTATCAAGAAAGCTATTCAGGACAAGCTTAACGCTATCAATTTTGCGGAAATCCTTGTAGGTGCTATTACGTTTGTTGGCGGCGCAGCATTGCTTGGCTCAAAAATCGCAGAGTTTATCACGACTTCCTTTGCAGATAGTGCCGTTGCAAAAGCTATTACTGCCGCAGGCGGCAAAATGGGCGGTGCGTTAGTTGGCGCGGTTGTTGCTGGTGTTGTAGCTGGCGTTGCAATGTTTGTGACCGGCGTTTATGATGCTTTAACAAACGGCTTGAATATTTTGAACGGTTTGCTGATTCCTGCTGGTTCTACGATGGCTGGTGCTGCTGTTGGCGCAATTATAGGCTCTCTCGGAGGCCCGATTACTGCTGGAATCGGTGCAATCATCGGTTTAATTGTGGGCGGTCTGACTGATGCTGGGATTGCCATTTACCAGAACTGGGATAAAATCACGGTCGCTCTTGACAAAGCAAGTGCCGACTTAAAGCAATGGTTTGTTGGAGTAGGCGTCTGGTGGGACAAAAAATGGCAAGGCTTTAAGACAAACTGGGATAAGTCTTGGAACAGCCTTGTCGACACTCTGAAAGAACTGCCGCAAAAGTTCCTTAACTACGGCAAGAACATCGTTCAGGGCTTGATTGATGGCATCAACAAGGGCATCGAAAGTGCTAAAAAGTCTGTCGGCGGTCTTGCAAAAGCCATTCTTGATAAGTTCACGACAGACACCGGCATCAACTCCCCTTCCAAAGTTTTCAAGGGCTACGGTGGTTATATCGTAGAAGGTCTCGCCAACGGCATCTCCGCTGCCAAAGACCTTGCGGTGAACGCCATCCAGTCCGTGTCTGACGCGGTAAAGGCCATCGGCTCTCAGCTGGCAGATGAGAACTACGGATTGGGCAATGGCTCTATCAGCCTGTCCATTGACGCAAGCGGCAAGTCCATGATGGAAACAGCAAACGCGCTGAAACGTTCTGTGCGCACCACCAATGATAGTTTTGGTGGCTGGTTTAAGAAGATGAAAACCGACTTGGGCGATTTCACGGAGGGCATCAACGCGGTTACTAAGGCGGGCAAAGACATTTCCAATGGATTCAAATCCTCCATTGACGCGCTTACCGCTGCATCGAAGTCTATCCTGAACACGCATGATGGCTTTGTGAGCGCGGTCTCTGATATACGGTCTTTTGTGAAAAAGAGCGTTGCAGAGATTGAAAACGAGTACCAGTATAACGGCTTCTTTGGTGCCGCCGGTCTTGCCATCCAAAAGGCGTTTGAGGGCGTGTACCTTGTTTTTGACAAGGTTTCCACTGCTATCAAGAACGTGTCCGACACCATTGACAGCGTGAAGAACGTTATTACCACCTTTAATAACCTGAAAACCAAAGTTGGTGAGGTTATCGACCAAGTTCCCGCCTTGAAACAGGCGTATGGTGGGCTGAAATCCTTCTTCAGCGATTTGTTTGACAAAGACAGTGGAATCGGGAAATTTTTCTCTGACAGTTGGGATTCCATCTTGAAAGGCACAAAAGGCTTTTTGAACCAGCTTGGAATTGACTTTTCTGATGCTTGGGAATCTCTCGGCATCAAAAAAGGCGTAAAGACCCTTACGGACTTTATCTTTAAAGCTTTCGACACTAACTGGGGAGACATCCTTAAATCTGGTCTGAATTTTCTTAAACAGTTTGGCTCCAACTTAGGTATCGGCTCTGGAAATGGCTCTGGTGGCAGTTCTGGTTCTGGTAGTGGTTCTAGCTCGGGTGGGGACGCTTTGAAGTGGGGTAAGACCTTGCTCAACGGAGGAATAGCAATATTCAAAGCGTTCACCGGTGACATTCCGGGTGCGATTCTTTCCGCTCTTGGTGCCGTTGGCAACGTTGCTGGCGATATTTTCGGATGGGTCGGAGATGCTGTTGGTGGGGTCGTTGATTGGGTTGGAGATGCCGTGGGTGGCGTGGTTGACTTCTTCAAAGGCATTTTCGGCTTTGCAAGCGGCGGTTTCCCCGATGCCGGGCAGCTGTTTATCGCCCGAGAAGCCGGTGCAGAAATGGTCGGCTCTCTGGGCGGTCACGCAGCAGTTGCCAACAATGACCAAATCGTTGAGGGCATCCGCGAAGGTGTTGAAGCTGCAATGGAGCGTCAGAACCAGCTTTTGCGCCGACAGAACGAACTGTTGCAGGCTCTGCTTGAGAAGGAAGGGAGCGCAGAGGTCAACGTGTCCAGCTTCTATCAGGCAGTGAACAGAACGAACCAGCGTAACGGCAAAACAATTATCCCGGTAGGTACTTAAAGGAGGGGCATTTATGGAACTTGACCAGTACAATCCGATTCGGAGCGTGGATGGGCAGTATCTTAAATGCCCCTCTTCTTATCAGTGGCGGTTACAGGACATTTCGGCATCCGATGCCGGACGTACAGAGGATAACAAGATGGACAAGAAACGTCTTGGACAGTGCGTCAAGCTGGAACTGGAATGGAAGTACACCACAATAAAAGAAGCCGCTGCTATCCTGAAAGCGTTCAACCCGGAATACATCAACGTCACCTATCTTGACGCAATGGCTGGCGATTGGAAAACCAGCGAGTTCTACGTTGGTGACCGTGCTGTTCCTATGTATAATTCGCGGATGAATCGCTGGGAAGGGATATCTTTTAACATCATCGAAAGGGCTGCACACTGATGGTCAATGTATCGCAAGATATCATAAAATCCTTTAACGAGGGCAACAAACAGACTGCCCTTATTGAGGTTACTGCTGGCAGCAAGACGTTTACCATCACCGATGCAGATATCATTCAAGGCGGGTTGAAGATTGACCGATACTGCGTGACCAACAGCAAAATCGAGATCGGCTCTGCGGTTGCTTCTGAACTGTCCTTGAAGCTGCGAAACTACGATGGCAAGTTCAACGATGTTTCCTTTGAGGGAGCTGTCCTGAACGTTAAAATCGGCATCAAACTGTCTAGCGTCCTTGAGGGCGCAACGCTTGGCAAGGGCATCCTTGGGCGTATGATTCTTGGTTCTGCATCTTCCGATCAAGACGTTGCGTATGTTCCATGTGGTCTGTTCATTGTAGACACGCCACCCAGAAAGCTAAGCACTATAAGCATCTCTGCATTGGACTACATGGTCTTGTTTGACCGTGAGGTGAACGCTTCCGCGCTCTCCTTCCCCATCCATGTTGACGCGCTTATTCAAAAAATCTGCTCCATCTGCAATGTTGCGCTTGCAACGGACGTTTCGGTGCTGCCAAACCACTATTTTAGCATCGGCGGTCTGCCGGATACTAACCAGAAGTTGACCTACCGGCAGCTCTTGCAATGGTGTGCGCAGCTTACCGGCACTTGCGCGTTCATGGATGGCAGTGGACGGCTTGTGCTGAAATGGTATGAGCAGACCGGCGTAATCATTACCGCAAGTGAGCGCTATTCCAGTGATATGTTGGAGAACGACATCACCATTACCGGCTTCACCTGTGACGATGGCAAGGGCAACACATACCTGTCTGGCACGGCAGATTACACGCTTGATCTAAGTGACTGCGGTTTCCTGACCAACGCCTACGAGGGTGTTTTGAAGGAACTGCAAACTGCACGCGGCGGGTTTACCTACCGTCCATACAGCGCCACCATTAAGTCTGCACCGTATTTGTTCCCGCTGGACATGATACGCTACAAGGACAAAGACGGCGTTGTGCATGATACCATTGTCACCAATGTTACGCTTGCTTTGAACTGCAACACAGCGATTTCCGGCGCTGGCGAAACGGTCACAAGTTCTTCCTATACGCAGTCCACAAGCGGCGTTACAAGCCAACAGGCGGCAACGGACAGAGTGAATCTGAAAAAGATAAACCAGACAGCCACGCAGACGAACCAGACCAAGAACGACTTGACGAAGTTCAAGACGCAATATTCTTCCGATTTTGAAAAGACGCAAGCTGCCATTGAATCCCGCGTCACGAAGGAAACATACCAAACTGACATGGCTGGCGTTTCTACGCGTATCGGTGTAGCAGAAACAAAGATTTCTCAAAACGCTGATGCTATTACTCTGCGTGCAACAAAAGAAGAGCTTGCGACTGCAAAGTCTGACGCAATTAACAGCGCTGCTGCGGACGCCACAAGCAAAGCAACCGCAGCCGAAAGCAATGCAAAGTCTTACGCGGACGCGCAGCTGAAAGTTACCAACGAAAAGATTGAAACAAAGGTTTCCAAGGGCGATATTGCTTCCACGATAAATCAGACTGCACAATCGGTGCAAATCGAAGCGTCCAAAATCAACCTGAAGGGCGCGGTAACGACTGAGGATATTTCCGCTGATGGTCTGAACGCAAAGGTGATTCAAGCCGGAACGATTACCGCAACGGAAATCAAAGCAGATACGATTACGGCAGGAAATCTTGCAACAGGTGCTATTATGGTTCTTTTATGGAAAAACAGCAGCCCATCTTCCACTTTCTCTCCGCAAGACATAGATTTAATGAATGCAATGCAATACTCAAAGTTCCTTATACGCTTTGACGGGAAAGCATACGATTTGGCATCTTTGAAAAAAGCTTACATTGGAAACATTTCTATGGTTGTAGAAAACAAGTCCGACCAGTTTCTTGGCGTTTTTCACCCTTACATTTCCAGAGTTGAATACCCAGATTCTTATATAAACTATACAGATGCATGGGGGCTTGATTCAACGGTTTCCATTGTTAGCCAGCCGACATCTGCTTGCAGACCGTTCGTCTTGTCAAATGATACGGACGATAGCAACGGGAATGTTGGGTTTAGGTTTTATAATGCAGTTGTCAACTCAAAAAAGAGTTCAAGCGATGTTTCGACCGTAAACAACAATTATATGATACCTTTAACGATTTTTGGGATTAAATGATATGTTTGTTTTAAACCTTGACAAAAACACAAACCGCATTCTAAGCGTTTGCGAAACGTTCAACGAAATCAAATTAAAAGATGGCATTTCTGTAAGTGAAATACCGGAGGACGGCAAAGCAAATCTCTACGATTATCTGTACGTCAACGGAGAGTTCGTCTACTCACCGATTGAAAAACAAGAAGAGGAGGTAACCTATCAATGAGCTATCAAAAGCAGAACTTTGCAAACGGTGAAGTGCTTTCCGCTTCGCAGCTAAACCACATCGAGGACGGCATTGTGGACTTGGAAGGTAATTCAAGCACGGCGCTTGCTGGCAAAGCAGATAAAACAGAAGTACAAGCTATCGCAAAAAGCGTTTCTGATGAAACCACCCGCGCCAAAGGCGAGGAGCAGCGCTTGGACACCGCTATCACCGCCGAAAAGACCCGCGCAGAGCAGGCAGAGCAGGCGCTGGATACGCGCACCGCAGCCCTCGAATCCTGCGGATTTGTCGTGGTTGACGGCAAAGTCTGCATGAAATATGTTAAATCCTGAAAGGAGCAAAACACATGGCTGAAACTATGGTAACCGATCCGGTCTATCTGGATCAGACCGCAAAAGACAACGGCAGAAAGCTTGACCAGATGACCGCCGCCCTGCTGGGTATGTCCAGCTCGCTGGGCGTGATCGCGCGGGCACAGACCGGCGTGGTGGAGGAGATGGACTATAACGGCATCAAGGCCGTGGTGGCTGCCGGTAACGCACCGGCGGTTTTTCCGGTCGGCACCCAGCTGGTGAACACCTACACCGGCAAGGACGGCAAAACCTACGACTGCCCGTGGGACGTGGTGCAGCCGGATGATATCGCAGAGGGCGAGACCGGCACCACCGCACCCGCAATGGTGCTGCAGATGCACTATGCGTCTCTGGAGGATATCCAGTTTTCTGCATATCAGGCTTTTTATGTGGTGCAGGAATCCGGCCTTGCTGCCGGCACCTACAACATCATTTTTGATTTTACCTATGGCACAAACGTCATAAACGGCGGTGCCTATAATTTTACCTTGACCAAAAATGCCCCCGCAGGTGCACGCCTGACCGGCTTCTATAACGCACCGGACGTTGCACCTGCCAATTGGAAGGTTTACGTCTACAAGGATCAGTATAAGTCCGAGCTGCTGGAGACCTGCAACATCTCTGCTGGCGTCGATGGCATAAATCTTGGTTCCTTCCTTGCAAAGCCCAACGGCAAACTGAACGGCTTGCATTCGGTTGCCTACGGCGATAACCGGTGGTATAAGTCCGCATACCGCCAGTACCTCAACAGCGATGCACCCGCAAAAGAATGGTGGGCTCCGCAGGATGAATGGGATATGAAGCCAGATCAGGCAGACACCGTGCCCGGCTTCCTTGCTGGCTTCTCGGATGACTTCAAGGCCGCCCTGACTCGCGTGAAGGTCGTGACTTACGGCAACACCGTCACCGATGACGGCAGCGCTGTGGTGACTTATGACAAGATTTTCCTGCCCTCCCTGCAGGAGATCTACTGCTCGCCGCAGGTGTCCGGCGAGGGCACCGGCTACTGGCCTTACTGGAAAGAGCGCACCGGCGCAAAGACCCCGCAGGCTCTGTGGCAGACCTATCCGCTGCGCATCACCCGCGATCTTGCACAGCGCACTGTGGGCCGCTATGTGCGGCTGCGCTCTGCGGGTCGTGGCAGCGGTTACAATGCCTTCAGCGTGGCCTCCAGCGGCTACGTCAGCAACTGGGGCGCCATCGCCGCGCTTCGCTGCGCCCCGGCTTGCGAAATGACCAATCTTAAATAATCACCGGGCAATCCCTTGCCCGGTGAGAAAGTGAGTGCTATCCCATGGCAATGCGCAAAGACCAGATACCGGACAATAAATTCACGCTGCCGCTTGACGCGCGTGAGCTGGCACTGTATACCAGACAGATCACCAAAAACGCGAAAGTGTTTGACCTCGAAATTGACGCAAGCCTTCCCGGTCAACTGCGCGCTACTGCAGACCGGATATTTTTTGATATCTTCGGAGCAAACGACCTCCGGCTGGACAAGCCGAACGAAAGAGAGGAGCGCTTTAAGCTTCAAAGACAAGCTGTCCGGCTGTGCACCGTCCTTTTGGCGGAGATAGACATGGCGAAAGCCAGCTATCACCTTTCCGGCAAACGGTGCTCTTTCTGGGGCAACACTGTGCGCGATATCCGGCAGCGCTGCCGGGACTGGCACGAGAGTGATGCAAAGCGTGCAAAAGCGCTTTGACATAAAAATGGCTGTAGGCTAATGGGCCGCAATGTGCGGCTGCGCTCTGCGAATCGTGGCAACGGTTACAATGCCTTCAACGTGAACTCCAGCGGCTACGTCAACAACTGGGACGCCATCGGCGCGAATCGCTGCGCCCCGGATTGGACGGCAGCACGCCCACAAAAGCCCCTGCATAGCAGAGGCCGGGCAAAAACTGCCGTGCAAGGAGCCGAGTGCCATGTCTGTCCTCTGGCAGACGAACAATATCAGCCGGACGTGGCCACCCTGCGGGGTGTTGACCGCTATCACCCGGCAGATCCTTGCGAGGAGAGCTGAAAAAATCAGTGCAAGAAGAAGAAATAATAATCGGGTTCGATGCCCTGTATAATTCCGAGGGCAAGTGCGCCAAAGGCGTGTGCCGCAAGGCAAGCGTTGGACGGTTTCACCTGTTTCGGATGGACGAGATCCTGAAACTCCAAAAGGAGCTCGCGACAGGTACATACAAGGCACGGCCAACAATCAAAGTTAGAATCACCTATCCCAAGCCCCGCACAGCGGTTGCGAATGGCTTTCGGGATAGGGTATACCAGCGCTCTCTCAACGACAATGCTGTTTATCCAGCAATGACACGGAGTTTCATCCGGCAAAACGCGGCCTGTCAGACCGGCAAAGGCACCGACTGGGCGCGCAAGCAGGTCAAGCTCATGATGGAGCGCGAATACCGGCAGCACGGCGCTGATGGCTATGTGCTGTTGGTAGATATCCGGCACTATTACGACACGATGCCCCATGACGTGGCAAACCGCTGCTTTGAGCGGCATCTGCCGCCAAGTGTGCATAACCGCGTGCGTGAGGTGCTGGATCGTCAATATACCGGCGAGGCCGGTTATAATCCGGGCAGCCAGATGGTGCAGCTTGCCGGGATCTCGGTGCCCGACCCCATAGATCACTACATCAAGGAGCGCCTGCGGGCGAAAAAGTACGTCCGTTTTATGGATGATAGCCTCATCATCCACCACGACAAGGCGCAGCTTGAGGAGTGGCGGGAGGCGATCCGCGCCCGGTACGCTGCCGATGGCATGGAGCTGCACCCGACCAAGACCAAGATCGTCAGACTAAAGGATGGATTCCGTTTTCTAGGTTTCATCTACCGCCTGACCCCGGCGGGCAAGGTCGTTATGACCGTTGACCCGCAGAACGTCAAGGCCGAGCGCAAGCGCCTGTTTCGGCTTGCCCAGCTCATCAAGGCGGGAGAGAAACCGGCATCTGCCCTGTATGAGCAGTATGGATCATGGAAAGCCCATGCCGCTAAAGGCAACTCGCAGCAGCTGCTGCAGCGCATGGATCAATACGTTAAAACTCTGCTGGAGGGGATAACGACATGAAAATTGTTCGCAACACTGGCGGCATCAAGACCGCCGCCGAAAACGAGAACCGGGACGCGGATTTGGCACAGATCGCGTCTATGGTGGACTTCCTGTGCGTATTGGCCGACGTTCCCATTGAGGACGAGGCCGCAGACAAGGAGGGCATGAGCCATGAGTGATAAGCACAGCGCGATCTTTGGCAAAGCAAAAGACGAGTATGAGGCAGGCCTCTGGTCTAAGGCTATGCTGCGCATCCTTGTGCAGCGCAAGCCCCAGCGCCTGACCGCAGCGGAATACGAAGAGATCACCGGCGAGAAATATTAAGGAGCAGAGTATGAGACCTATCATGGACGTTTCCCGCTGGCAGGGCAACATCGACTGGGACAAGGTCAAGGCAAGCGGCCTTGTCTCCGGCGTGATGCTGCGGGCGCTGGGCAACAGCGCAGAGGACTTGCCCAGCAAACCGTACATCGACCCCACCTTTGAGCGCAATTACCGCGAATGTCAGCGGCTTGGCATCCCCTGCGGCGTGTACTACTACTGCAAGGCGGTCAACACGGAAGAAACAGACGCAGAGCTTGCCCTGCTGCGCAAGGTACTTACCGGTAAAACGGTGCAGCTGCCCGTTGCGGTTGACATTGAGGACAAGTATGTGCAAGCACCGCTCGACAAGCAGACCCTGACGGACATTGCAGCCCATGCGCTGGGCACGGTGGAGCGCTGGGGCTTTTACGCCATGCTATACACCGGGCTTTACTTCGGCCGTGATAACCTGTACATGACCGGTGCTGCGCTCAAGCCGTATGACGTGTGGCTGGCCGCCTACCGCTGCCACAAGCCTGAACCGGGCTGGAACTTCGGGATGTGGCAGTACACCAGCAAGGGCAAGATTTCCGGCGTGGACTTGTCGGTGCCCTACAAGGACTATGCTAAAATCATCGCAAAGAAGGGTCTGACCCGTCTTCGGGAGGGCAAATGACTGAAAAAGAAGCTTTGCTGTGGGTACTGGGCATCTTGGGCAGCCTGTGTGCTGCAGCCATCACGATCGACAAGGTGCTGGAAATCATCCATAAGTACATCAAGAAGGCACAGGAACCGGACAACGCGCAGAACAAGCGGCTGGATGAGCTGGACAAGCGCGTCGGCACCTTGGAACAGGGGCAGCTCCAGCATACACAAGCCCTTGCAAGAGACCTCCGGCGATTTGACGGCATTGACGAAGAAATGCGACTTGTCCTCGTTGGCGTGCAGAACCTTTTGGATGCTCAACTATCCGGCAACAACCGGGAAAGTATGCTAAAAAGCAAGACCGACATTAACAATTACCTGCTGAAAGGAGTAACCAATCATGGAAGCAATCCTTAATACCATTATCACCCCACTGCCCGCATGGCTGGCGCTTGTGCTCATCGTTGTGGGCGCTGTGTCGCTTGTGCTGGGGCTTATCCGTCTGGGCTACGGCGCGGTTGTCAGGACGCTGGTGCTTGACCTCATCGACCAAGCAGAGCGTGAGATTCAGGGCACCAAGCGCGGCGCAGAGCGCAAGGCATGGTGCGTCAAGATGCTGCGTCACTATCTGGACAACAGCAAGTGGGGCAAGATGGTCAGCTGGGCAATCACGGAAGAGACCATGAGCAAGGTCATCCAGTTTTTCTTTGACCGGGCACGGGCGGCGCTACAAAAGCAGTAAGGAGGATATCATGGCAAGCACTACATACGAGCATTTTGTTGACACCAACAAAATGTACGCCGCACAAGAGCAATTTCGGCGCATCACGAAAATGGTGACAAAATGTCACCGTTTCGCCAGCATTGGCAATATGGTGCGCAACGCCGGACAGCTGCCGCAGCCTTTCTGGCTCGGTGCTGCCTGTGGCGGCGGCTCGCGTAGTGCTGCCCGCTGCGCTGCAAGGACTTGACCGACAGCAGATGACTGCCGCCATCAAAAGCGCACCGCTTGGGAGGGTTGACCGTAAGATAGCCTTACTGCGGTACGTTGAGCGGCTCCCGCTGCCGGACATTGCAGCACAGACGCATTACAGCCGGACGGCGGTAGGCTACCGGCTGAAAGGCATTGAAAAAATGCTGGATGTGTGATATACTAATCGTGAGCATCGAATTAGTTTTGGGCTTCTGCTCAGGCAATTCAAAAGCGGCAGGCTTTCGGGTCTGCCGCTTTTCTTTTTGTACGAATTGTGGTATAATATTTACAGACAATTCGCTTAATGAATTGCTGGTGTGGTCTGGCCTAAAGATTTCTGTCAGCACAAGCGCACAGCTTACGAAATTTAGTCTCCCACCCGCCTACTTGCAGTGCGTATCATGCGGGAGACGCAGAAAAAAATAATCCCCTGCTTTGCCGAAGCCCTGCGTGCCACGCGGGGTACTTTGTAGGCAAAGTGGGGGATTTTTTTGTTTTACAGCAGCTTGTAGTGCTCAGCTAACAAAAAGCGGACGTATGCCGGGCAGTCCCGGCTTCCGGCACACCAGTTCTGCACCGTGCGCAGCGGAATGCCCGCGCATTTTGCAAAAGCGGTCTGCGACATTCCGGCGCGGGAGATCAGCTCCCGCATAGACAGGTGCGCCAGATCCCAGATGATAGACAGCCGCTCCTTTTCGGCGTCCAGATCAATGCAGCCGGAAGCATCGTCCGGGACGGTCACGGTCACGTTGTTGAGGAACGCCACACGGGATGCTTCCGGTTCAGAAGCCATAACAAAAAGTTCAGCGGTAGTATAATCAACCGCTATACTTTGGTATACTTTCTCTTTGTCCAAAACTCTTTCCTCAGAAGTAGCAACCAAATCATCAAGATGAGATAGTTGAAACCAACTTACACCCAATGCATCTGCTATTTTTTTGATTGTTTCAATTTTAGGCTTTTTTTCTCCTCGTTCATATTGGCTGATGGCTTGAGGTGTAACGCCAAGTCTACGAGCTAACTCTGCTTGCGTGATACCAACGGTAAGGCGCGCATTCTTTATTCCGATTCCAATTTCTTTTGCAGTTGCCATCTTTGTTCACTCCCTTTCAAACGCGGTCTTTCACGGACAGGCTGATTTTGCGCACAAAGCCATCAGGGAACTTCTCACCGCTCCAGAGAGAGCCCAGCTCTCCATCTCCGCCGTTGTCGCGGAGATACTCATAGAAGGCGGTCATGCCCAGACCATCGTTGACGCGGCGCAGCTTCACGATGCGGTCGGGAGCAAGCGCGATTTCCCGGGTAAGCTTTCCGTTTTCGTCCAATGCGTCCTCGCACAGCCACTGAAGCGCCGAGATAAACTCGTCCATCGTGATGGTAGAGTGGGCAGCCCAGTCGTTAAAAATGCGGCTGTCGCCTGCAAGAACGATCTTCTTTTTCGTCTCAAAGCTGGTCATGGTAGTTATCTCCTTTTTTGTGCGATTTTGATTTCATTCACTGTCTATAATATACACTCACTGGGCGCAAAAATCAAGCTTTTTTCGAAAATATTATACCCGTTGAACGTATTTTTTGCCCACGCTGCCCTTTTGCAGTGTGGGCGCTTTTTTGTCCTTCGTTGTGCGTTCGTTGTCTTTCGTTTTTTGCTGATGCGGTACACTGGTCACATCAGGAGGGATGTATTATGAGCTATTATCCGACACCCGGAACGCCCTACGTTCCGCAGCAGCCTGTCAATCCTTACGGCGGCATGGGCACAGTTGGGCTTGCCACTCCCCTGCCAAACACGCAGATGCAACAGGCGCAGCCGCAGCGTCCGCAGCCGATGAATGGGCAGCAGCCTGTTCAGCAGTCGGCACAAGATGGCGGCTGGCTGCTTGGCAGACCTGTTTCCAGCAGGGAGGAATTTCTGGCAATTCCATCTGATCTGTACGGAAGATGGACGTATTGCCCGGATTTGCGTAGTGGGGTCATCTACTGCAAACGTCAAACACTTGTGAATCTGACGTGTTAGAGTTTTACAGCCCGGAAGCATGGCGGCAAATGCAGGCGCAACAGGCGCAGCAGACCGCTGCACCGACACAGCAGTATGTGCCTGTTGATCAGTACGATGCCATCGTGCGCCGGCTGGATGAGCTGGAAAAATGGCAGAAGAGCTTCTCGAAGCCCTCTGCCGCAGCGAAGAAAGGAGAATAAGCGATGCCCTCTCCGTTTGATATGATTACTCACAGCCCTATCATGCAGCTTGCAAATCTGGCTCGTGCCGGACAAAACCCGATGGGGCTTATCCAGCAGTTGGGTGGGCAGAGCGCCCCCATTATGCAGGGCTTGAACCTGATTCAGGGCAAAAACGAAGCGCAACTCAGGACGATGGCGCAGAACCTCGCCAAAGAGCGTGGCATCGACCTGAACCAACTGGCAAGCGCCCTGAATCTGACGCTGCCCCGATAAAGCATCCCTCTAAGCGAAACGCTTCTCAGTTTTGCGGACTTGACAAAAACCGCTTTTGTTTGGCTTCGCCCATCGCATACGGCGATGGGATGGCATAACGCAAAACGAAAGGAGTTTTTTTATGGACGATTTTGCAACTGGCTATCTGGCTGGGCAGGATGGCGGCAATAACAACGGCGGATTCTTCGGCAACGAGGGTCTTTGGGCTGTTATTATCCTCGCCATTATCTTCGGCTGGGGCACAAACGGCTATGGCCGGAACGGTGGTGACAACGGCATGAACGCCTACATCCCCTATCTGGTCGGCACTGGCGCAACCGGGCAGGGCGGTAACGACACCCGCGCGGCTCTGTCTGAGGGCTTCTACCAGCAGGATACCTCCCGCTCTCTGGCGGGCATCCAGAGCGGTATCTGCTCTCTGGGCTATGACCAGCTGGCGCAGATCAATGGCATCAACGCCAACATCGCGAACGGCTTTGCGGGCGTGAACAGTGCCATTTGTCAGCTTGGCTACCAGAACGCACAGCTGGTGAACGGTCTGGAACGCAGCGTGTCCAACGGTGACAACGCCATCAACCTTGCCATCATGCAGGAGGGCAACGCACGGCAGGCTGGTCAGACCGCACTTGCCACGCAGCTGGCGTCTTGCTGCTGCGAGAACAAGCAGCTGATCGGCGACCTGAAGTACACCATCGCAACGGAGGACTGCGCTACCCGGCAGGCTATCGCAGACAATACCCGTGCAGTTATCGACAACTGTAACGCAAACTACCGCGCTATGATGGACTACTTCACGCAGGATAAGATCGCCACCCTGACCGCTGAGAACCAGAACCTCAAGTTCGCCGCTTCTCAGGATCGTCAGAATGCGCTTCTGACCACCGTGATGTCCCAGCAGACTGATACCATCCTGAACCGTGTCAATCCTCGTCCGATTCCCGCTTATCAGGTGGCAAACCCCAACGTGGGCGTGAACTGCTGCGGCTGCTAACCAACACACTCCCCGATAACACCGGGTGAACTATCGGGGCAGGGGTAAGACACCTCTGCCCCTGATTTTTTAGGAGGAAAACATTATGGCTTGCAAAACAAGCTGCCGTCTGTGCCCGCACCTCGTCATCTCGGATGCGGTGACGTTCGCCAATGACACGCTGACCATCAACATCCCCGCTGGCGCATACCAGAACGGAGAGAAGTATTGCATCGTAGTTGCCCAGAGCATCCCGGACACGACCACCATCAACGCCCCTGTGGTCATTACCATCGGCGCAGGTACGACCGCATACCCTCTGACCGACTGCAACTGCGCTCAGGCAACCGCCGAGAGCATCCACACTCGCACCCGCTACGCTACCCGCGTTGCAACGTCTGCAACCGGCACCGGAACGTTCAAATATCTTGGTTGCTTCTGCCGCTCCCACGCTGGTGCACCCGCGTCCATTTCTTGAGGAGGTATAGATTATGGGCAAGAACAATTTTCGCCGCATGATGATGCTCCGCGAACACGACAAAAACCGTGAGCCGGAACGTGACCGCCTTGAGGAAGAGCGTGACCGCAGGGAACGTGAGATGGAACGCCGTCTGCGTAAGCTGGAAGGTGACAGCGACCGCTATCCCTACTATCCGAAGGAGGAGAACCGCTACATCGACCCCTACCCTATCCCCCGCTACCCTGACGTAGAGTATGGGCGCAAGATGCCGCAAATCGGCTTCTCGCAGAACGGTGAATGGGACAAGCGGTCTGGGCAGTACGAACGTGGCGGTGCAGACAGCCGCTCCATCAAAATGCCACGCCAGCACCTCACCCACGATGAAGCGGAGGAATGGTGCGACAGCATGGTAAATGCTGACGGTACGAAGGGCTGTCACTGGACGCTGGAGCAGACGCAGGACGTTGCCAAACAGCGCAATATTACCTGTGACCCGAACGATTTCTGGGCTGTCATGAACATGATGTACTCGGATTATTGTCAGGTCGCAAAGCGTCAGTCCGTTGACACTCCGGGCTTCTACGCTGACATGGCAAAGGCGTTCCTTGAGGACGCAGATGCCGCAGATGGCAAGGCATATCTCTACTGGGATTGCATTGCTGATAAGTAAAACGACACCCCTGTGTAACCACTAATGGCTACGCAGGGGTGTTTGCGCTTATCGAATTATCGTTATTCCTCTGTCTTTCATATACTCGATAAAATCTTCTGCTGGCATTCTCTCTGAAAGTTCTTTCATTGTGTATTGGCGAGTTTCTTCAACCCAATATTTTCTTTCTTCAATGTCAGATAAGTCGTGGACTGTATACCATTGTGTTTTTGAACTATCAAGACCATTTGAAAGAAACTGGACTTTGAACCAATTTGGACGTTTTCTTCGTTCAAACCAGTTCAATTCAGAAAATTTTATCCACGCAATGTTTTTATAACTTCCCTCTTTTTTTCCTTTGCTATTGAAATCATTTTTTATTTTCTTTAAGTAGAAATAGTTTGTTTTTACGCATTGGCTCGGCATATATCTTATACGCCAATCTTTATCTCGAAAGACCATCTTACCTTCGTATGTGTTACCGCTTGTCCCATTGAGATACTAGTGTAATTCGTAGTGCCCTAACACTTTTTGTTCCATGTCGTCCACCGTTTCAATATTTCACAGGCGGTTCAGGCAACGGCATCCAGTATGTTATGTTATGGATTCTGCCCTCGTCATCCCGCCACTCTTTGAACTGCTCATCGTAATTTGCTATAACAATATCGAAGGTAGATTCATCAAATCCGATAACACGCGGGTCTGTATCTCCCGGAACACTATTCTTTGCACAAATCCACGGGCTTGATATTGGCACGTTTGATACATCGTAAGCACAATACCCAATGCACTGCGGATTGCCGTACTTCTTCATGTAATCTTCATTTCCGATTCGAGCCGCACAAACCATGTGGACATTTTTCCAACCGACACGGTCATCGTCCGTTGATTCGCTGTCGATAATAATATCTTCTGGGTCTAGTACTTTTCTTCCGATTGCAAGATTCCAGCTATTTGCAACATACTGTTTCATTTGCCATTCGTTCAGAAAAGTTCTTGCTTCTTTCATGGCATCTTCCAAAGAACCACGATGAGGTCTATAAACAATCATACGTCAATCCTCCAAGAAATCCTCCAACTCAACCTTGCCCTCTGCCGCCGCAACCGCCAGAGCGTACACGAACTGTCCAATCGTCATTCCGTGCCGTCTTGCTTCACGGTTGATGTACTTGCGCTCTTCCTCGCTCATAAGGATGGTAATGCGCTTTGAACGCTTGCCATCACCACTTGCAACGCCCTGATGCGATTCCGGCATCGGGATTTTTTTCTTTGTCAAGCCAGCTTCGGCTAGTGCGCCGGGAACATCGCCTTGTTCGATAAGACGTTGAACTTCCTTCGCTTGTTTCAGCTTCTTTGGCTTGCTTTCGCTTACTACGGCGTTATTCGGCTGTGTTTCGCTGCCTTTGGCTTGCTTCGGCTTAATACTGTTTAACTGCGCTTCATTAGGCTGTGCATGGCTGTCTGTGGCTTCGCTTGGCTTAATCTGTGCTTGTTCGGCTTCGTTCGGCTTTGCTTGGCTTACTTCTTCTTCCTTTGACTCACTTCGGCTTAATGCCTGTTCCGAAAAAATAGGCTGGAAATCAAATCCGCCAAGCAAACCTGTGGATTTTTTGCTGGTTGATTTCACTTTTCTTCCTCCGTTTGGACATGTAAGCCTAAGTCTTTTCTATTCCTAAGCTCTTCATGGCGGTATGTTTCAAATTCTTCGATGTCTGTTTTCATATAATTTTTCAAACGTCTCAAAACGCTTGCAATAACGTCAAAGCTTTCCATTTTTATCCTCCTCTACAATTTTCTTCGCCAACGCCTTGAAATCCTCTGCGCTGGTGCTCTTTGCCGTGTCACCGCTAAACAGGCTGTGCCGCTCTGCCTGCGCCTTACGAACGCCCATAGACGGTCTAATCTTCACGTCCAGAAGGGTTGTCCCCATGTTCTGTGCAATCACAGGAAGCTGCTCAACGACCTCTTTGGACAAGTTCTCACGGCTCTTGTACTGGTTCAGGAGCAATCCTTCAATCTTCAAAGTCGGATTGAAGTATCTGCGAACATCGCCGATGGTCTGCGAAAGCTGGCTCAAACCAGCCAGTGCGTAACGGTCTGCTGTGATGGGAACGATGATGCTGTTGGCGGCAATCAGTGCGTTCACAAGCGCAAGACCAAGCTGCGGGGGAGTGTCCAGCACAATGTAATCATACTGCTCAGACACGCTTTCAAGGGCTTCTCGTAGCCGGAAGTTCTTGCCCATGTCCCGGACAAGCTGCTCGTCAATGTCCTTCAATGCGTTGTCGGACGGAAGAATGTCGCCAGCTTCGCAGTGCTGGATTCCTTCCTCTACCGTTCCTTGCCGGGTCATCACATCAAACAGGGTGCATACGTCCTCTGTCTGTGCGCCGTAGGTGTCCGTTGCGTTGCACTGGGCATCGCAATCCACCAGCAGGACTTTCTTGCTAAGCAACTGCAACGCACCAGCCAGACAGGTGCTTGTGGTGGTTTTTCCTGTGCCGCCCTTCTGGTTGGCAACAGCTATGATTTTTGCCATTTTTATTCTCCCCAGTCTATAAAATATCCGTTGTAAACGAACTCTTTCGCTGCTTTACCAGCTTCGATCAAAGCTTTCCCGGCTTCAATCGCTTCGTCAGGCGTTAGTTCGCTATAGCTTTTCTGCGGCAAAACCCTTACAGAAGCCTGATTTCCATGATGATTGAACTGAAACTGATAATCAAACTTCTTTTCAAGGTCAAGTTCTGCTTTATTCAGAACGGAGTAGGGAATTTTTGCCATTTTATCACTCTTTCTTTATTCTTTCGGTGGTTCTGGTAACGGCATCCAATGCGTCACCCCGTTTAGTGTTTCTCTTTCGCCAAATTTATCGATATAATTTATTTTCCATGAATCTGAGCAAATTCTTCCATCACTTAGATAGGCTATTTTTTTGCAGTTTCCGTCTAGCACAAGAACATCGATTAATTTTTCTGGTAAACGGTCTTTTACATTTATCCATCTTGCAATACTAAGATCATCGACTTCTCGAACTTTATTTAACCTACTTCGTAATGTTCTGTATGATGTTTCTTTGTTGTCATAGACTTTATCGACACCAATCATCGGCTCATACATTCCGCAGCGAATCCATTCTTGCTGATAAAATTCATCTGCGTCAATCAGTCTCATGCCTTCTCCTTTCTGCTTAATGTGCTACATCTGGCTGCTCTTGCAAGGCTTCAATGGAATAGAACGCTGGCATATACCTGTCTACGATACCCGCCTTGTCCACGCTTCTAATCAGATAACCAACAGGTCTGTCCGGGAACGGAGACCTGTCCAAAGACAAGATGTCATTGTATGCAGCCTTCACCGTGTCGTAGACAGCTTCTCTGCGTCTTGGCAGCTTGATTTCAGGATGCTCTTTCTTCATCCACTTCTCAACTACCTTCGCCACGTCAATGCAGTCCTGCTTTTCCAGTTCGTCACACACAGACCAGTCGAAATCCTCATATCCGCTTCTGCGGGGCTTTCTGGCGGCTTTTTGAGGTTCGGTCAACACTTCGCTTGCCTGTGCTTCAATCAACGTCTCAGACGCTTTAATTTTTGGTTTAAACTTGACTGCCACAGCCTTTCGTGCCACAAGGACTGGTTCGTAGGTCACAACAATGTCAGACACAGCATTGATTTCATCCACCGCAACGTCAAGCACTCGCTTGCGAAGGTTCTTGTAAACGTCATAGCTGGCTTCCATCGCACCGAGCTGCTCTCTCAACTTCTTCAGACTGATTTCATGCGGTTTGTTGTCCATATTCAACCAGTCCCGAAGAATCGAGTAAAGCAAGATGCTATACTGTGACTTCATCCGTGACGTGTAACGCAGCCGATACCGAACATATCCGCTTTCGGCTATGTCAAAGAAGATAGGGCGCAGGTCAGGGTTGCAGGTGATTGCTACAACGTAAGACCTTGTTTCGGGCACATAGTCCAGTTTTGCCCTCGTAAACAAGACAAAGCTTTCAAACGTGCCTTTCTCCTTGTCAATTGGAATCGACACCGTATTGCCAAGAAAGTGCTTGATCTGCGGCTCAATCCTTCTTGCATCAAGGCTTTTCAGCCCAAGAAGCTCCCTATATTCCGCCAAAGTGAACTCCACACGGCTACTGCTTGGGTCTCTCGGATTTATTCTTGATAGGTAAACCTCCAACAGCCGAAGTTCTCCTGCGGTGTAGTCCCTGAACTTCGCCCAAACAAGGGACTTGCTTTTCTCGACAAGGTTATTGTCTGATATTTTTGGCATCTGCTCACTTCCTTTAATGGTCTGAAAACAGTATACCACAAGTAGGGGGACGTGTCAACTATTTTCGTCCCCCATGACTTGTCTTTTTGTCCCCCATATCCTCGTCATTTTGTCCCCCATGACTTGTCAAAAAGTCCCCCATGCTTTGTCATTTCGTCCCCCATCTACATATTATATATTAAACAAGAAATAAACAAGAGGTTAAATATCATCGTTAAATAGTCGATGACGATAATTTTCAACAATTTCTTTATTTTTCCATTCCAGTTTGTTGATAATTCAAGCTGTCAATTGCTGAATAAGACTGTATCGGCGATGAAGCAACCTTCCATTATCCGTGTCAAACGTGGACAGATTGTGGATAGGTGTACAAAAAGTGGATGAGAAAACTTTTAATTCAATGCTATGGGGGACAGATTGACAAGCCGACAAATCGCAAGCAATAGATTAACGATAATACGTTATTTATTCCGCGCGAATGTTGTCGATTTACAGCCTATGGGGGACGGATTGACAAGGTAAAGGTATACCTAATCTGCATGAAACGTGTACAAAAAGTGGATGAACGAGGACAAAATGTTCCGCAAAAACTGCGATAATTCGACAATCAGCGCAAAATGTTTTCTTCGTTGATGGTATACGAATCGTTTCGCTTCATGGCCGCAGCTTCCCCACAGTCCTGTGCCTGATATAAAATCTGCATATTGGGTTGTGTTCCGTCTGGGTCTGGGTCAGTTTTGGTTGCCTGCGCCATTTCATAATGACCTGTGACGGTGCGGCAGACGGACACACGATCACGCAAAGTCGTGTGAAGGTTTGCTACCATTTCGCACAGAACGGCAAGGTAATCTGAGCCGTGATTGCCATAGATCAGATAGCACAGCAGGTCGATTTCTTGCGAATGGGCTTCTTTGATATGCTCTATCAGCGTATCTCTCTTTCTCTCGGTACTGGCATCGCCAGCCAGACTTTCCAATAATCCGGGATGCAAACAAGTGTCTATGTACGGCTTGACCGCAACACCGCAGCACACGAACCACTTTATGATAGTAGAAGCATCTGGAGTCATTGTCCCTTGCTCATAACGAAAAATGGATGTCCGGCCTACACCCATTTTGTCCGCAAGCTTCTGTTGGCTAAGTCCGGATTCTGCTCTTGCCATCTCTAACGCTTTTGCCACTCGTATCCTATAATCATCCATAAATACCCCTCTTTCGACAAAATGATACAAATGTAAAGGAATTTAACTGATATATTGTTCAAAATGTGAAACAATAATTGAAAAAAGTCGCTATTTCATTGAAACAGCGAGATGTGATATAACTGTATTGTCAAAAAATTCCAAAGAGGAGTGGAACAAAAATGAAAGAAACTGTAATCTGGAACCATGAACGTATGCCGATCATCGACGGAATGCCTGCCAGTGTTCCCGATGGGAAGCCGCACACACCTGAACCGTGGGAGGAAAGCTAATGAACCGAACCGTAGATGCTCTGATTGTCCCATACGCTCGCAGACGGACGCTGGAGCTTGTCCTGAGCCTTTCTGGGTACGAGGCTGATAAAGATGCTTACCTCGAAGCAAAAGGCGTTCTGGAACGCGCCATAGCCGCCTTAGACGATGGGCGCGACCCGGCAGACAACATCGAACGCATTGACGGACAGCTCGTAGAGCTGTGATTGGAGGAAAGATGGATAGGCGTTGCCCCTTTTGACTTGAACACTCGTGGCTTCCCTGATGTGAAGTAATGGATGTGAAGAAAACGTTCGATTTTTACAAAGTTGTTCAAAAGACATTGACTTAACAACTAGAAGATGTATAATCGTATCAAATGAACATCTGCATTTACCGATCGGGAGGATATGCCACAATGAGTGAACAGGAAAGAGCCAAGATTGACCGATTTATTGCATGGCTGCTGGAACACCCTGAGAAGATTCCGGCGGCAAAAGAAGCAATAACCAATGCATGACAAAACCCCTTGCGCATAAGGCTACCGAAAGCCCGGCGCAAGGGGTTTTATTTGTACCGGGTCAATCCTTACAGACTTTCATCAGTTTTAAGAACTGGCTAGAATCGGAATTTACAGTTTCACTTCCGTGATGCCCATCTTCATACGTCACATAAAATGTGACGCTGGTTTTAGATTTTGCGGATGCTGCACCGTAAACAGCACCGGGCAATCCAGCAATTGAACTGCCAATGGCAGTACGGATGGCAGCACTCCCTGCCTTTTTGCTAGTGTTGGAAACAATAATTTTTGCTTTTACAGGGTTATGCGCAGCCCTGATTTCTTCTCTTTCCTGCGCCGCTTCCATTTCTGCTTGAACTTTTTGTGCTTCTTTTTTGGCTTTTCTTTCTGCTTTTGTGCCAAAGCAGGCCTGCCACTTGTAACAGCAAAGAACAATTCCAGCAATACCAACAATAGCACTGGGTGTCCCATGCAGGCTGCAAGAAAAAACAAGCAGTCCAATGCCGCCAAAGAAAACTGCCTTATCTAAGCCCGTTCCTTTCATTGGCATCCCCTTCACATCGTTTTAATAAGCTTCATCAAAGCTTCACGCTTTTCTTTCGGCATCTCTACTAGCTTCTGCTCAATCCATTTAATATCCGCGTCAACTTCAATTTGCGGCTGCTGGGGCGGGTTTTCTTTTTGGTTGCCAGTCAGTTCTTCAACTGTAACGCCTAGCGCGTTGGCTACTGGCGAAAGCATTTCATCTGGAAAATCCCTGTCGGTAGTAAGCATTTGAGAGATATAACCTCTGCTTTTTCCGATTTCTCTGCACACAAAGGATATATTGACACCCTTGTCGGCAGCGATTCTTTTGGCTCGCTCCACATTGCGCATAGAAAAAGACCTCTCTTTTTGTGCAAATAGCCAAATGTTCACAAAATTGAAAATTGACTATTGAAAAATAGCCACTTGGCTAGTATAATATGAAGCATAGGGCAAACAAAAACTAAGACCCCTGACAAATCTATCGGGAAGTCGCTAGAAAATGTTCACTTTGTACTTCGCAACTACATAGTAGCATATTTTCTAGTAAAATGCAAGCCCAGAAAGGAGAATGGCTAGTGAATCTTTCTAAAATCGACGAGTTTCGCAAGTTACATGGTCTGTCTCGTACTGACTTGGAAGTAGCCGCTGGTTTAAGCAACGGCGCACTGGGCAAGTGGGAACGCTCCGCAAATGGGCCGAGCATTCGACAGCTTGTGAAAGTTGCTGATTACTTCCGTGTGTCGGTAGACGCTTTACTTGTGAGGGACAAGCAGTAAGTCATAAGAAAGGATTAAAAATGAACGACATTATTTTATCCATGCAAAATGGCGAGCCTGTGGTTTCCAGCCGTCAGATTGCAGATAGCTTCGAGAAGCGTCATGACCATGTGATGCGTGACATCGAAGACATTATGAGGGGTCTCCCCAAAAATGGGGACACCCCCATGTTCTACAAGACCGAGTACGTCCATGAGCAGAACGGCCAGAGCTACCCCATGTATCTGATGAACCGTGACGGCTTCACCCTGCTGGCTATGGGTTTCACCGGAAAGGCTGCTCTCGAATGGAAACTGAAGTACATTGCAGCGTTCAACGAAATGGAAAAGAAGCTGGCTGAAAAACCGCAGCTTACCCGCTCGCAGCTCCTTGCAACTGCACTGATCGCAGCGCATGAGGAGCTGGAAGAGAAGGACAAGCAGATTGAAACCATGAAGCCGAAAGCGCTTTTTGCTGACGCAGTTTCAGCAAGCAAAAAATCCATTCTCGTTGGTGAGCTTGCAAAGCTGCTTTCGCAAAATGGCATTAACATCGGACAGAACCGCTTGTTCGACTGGATGCGAAAGAACGGCTACCTCATTAAAGAACCGAAACGAAGCGACTACAACTTGCCTACGCAGCGTAGTATGGAGATGGGGCTGTTTGAAATCAAAGAAACCACGATTCAGCACAGCGACCACATTTCTATCAACCGCACTCCAAAGATTTCCGGTCGTGGCCAAGTCTACTTCGTAAACCTCTTCTTGAAAGCAAAGAAAACCCAGAAAGCGGAGGACTGAACATGGAACAGATCATCACCTTAAAGGTAGACCTTGAGCACCCTGATGAAGCCAAGTTTGCCATTGACGCTGCGGTTGAGGCCTACGAGGAAAGCAAAAAGTGCTGGGATGCCTTTGAAATCAACAAAGCCAAAAGCAAAGCACGAGCCATTATGTACAACCTGTGCAGTGAAGGTTACAGTATGATATGGACGGTCACGGATGGCGCTGTCGGACTGACGATCTGGAAAAGCTTTAAGGAGCCTTGTGTCGGCCAGTGCTATATGCCCAAAGAAAGCCTGTACGACATCTGGGTTGAAAAGCTGGTTGCGCTGTGCGTTGCCACAGGTCAGGAAGTCCCAAAGTTCATCACAGATAAGGCTGGTGAGTGCTGGTGATGTGCTTTTACAAAGCGCCGAGCCGGAAGCGCAGGCTGAAGCTGGCAATGGCTGCTGGCGTGTCCAGAAACGATGCCAACAAGGTGCTGTGGATGGAGAAGTCCATCAACCAGTGCTTTGAACGGCATAACAGAGAAGCCAGACTGAAAGAGGAGATGCAGCGTGGAAGAAAAGTACTGTGAGCGCTGCGGCCTGTATCTTGGCGTGGTCAGACCGACAAGACGGTACTGCAAAGAATGTGCGATATTGGTTCAAAAAGAAAACCAGACCGAACGCCGCGCTCCGTATGGTGTTGTTCCGTGCGAATGGTGCAAAAGGCCGATGCGCAAAGTGTATAAGTATCAAAAATATCATAAGGAATGTGCAAACGCCGTTAAGCGAAAACAGGCCGCAGACTGGAGGAAGGAACACCCAGACTACATTAGAGATTCTTCCGATGAATCTAGGCAGGAAGGGAATACAACGAAAGAAAAGCCGAAGTACAGCCTTAAACAAGTAAATGACAAGGCAAAAGAACTTGGAATTAGCTATGGGCATTACAGCGACTTGCTTGCACAAGGAAAGGTAGACCCTCCCGATGAACGGTAGATACTACGGAAAGCGGGAAATCCGCTGGCACAGCCGGGAGAAAGACCGGCTGGAACACATACATAATAGAAAGGACAAAGATGAAAGCACTGGTAGAAATCGTTCTGATCTGGGGAATCGTCTTAGCACTGGTTCTAGCAGCGTTTCTGCTGAACTTTTGGTTGATTCACCGGATTGATCTTCTGGTTGGCGTAAAAGCAACACGTGCAATCATTGGCATTGGCGCTCTGATGGCAACCATCTGGATTTTCGGGCATTCAATGAAAAGCTAAGGAGAGAACAGATGGCACTGAAAGCAGCGCTTAAAAAGCGAAACATGAGCGCTCTTGAGCTTATTCACAGGAGCGGGTTGTCCGAGCAAACAGTTTACAATATCACCAGTCCGAACAAAGAACCGTACAAGACTGGTGTTAAAACTGAAACACTTGCAAAGATAGCGCAGGTTCTGAACGCAACAATCGTGATAAACGAAAGCAAACCGTTTATGTTTGACATCATTTTGAACTAAGGAGAACCAATGAAAACTTTGAAAGGTATGGTGCTTTCCATGCTCGGTCTGGTCGCGGCTATCGCAGCAGTCGGTTGTGGCGATGCAATTCAAGGATGCCAGACCACAGCGCAGATGCTTGGCTGGGTGTTCGTATCCTGTGGGCTTCTCGCAACGGCTATCTTGCTGTATGCGTTGGCAGTTAGCGGGGAGATGGACGAACGCAGCGAGCAAGAATGCCGAAAAATCAAGCGTGTTGCCCACCACACCAGCGAGTGGAGGGATGCACAATGAAATGCCCGATGTGCGGTAGCGACAACATTACAACGGTTGACAGTCGGTCTGACCACGATAGCATCGTTCGCAGGAAAAAGTGCCTTGTCTGTAACCACCGGTGGTCTACCATCGAAATTGACAAAGACCAGTGGTACAGTGCGTTGCAAATCAAAGAAGAACGTAAGAGAGGGAGACCAAAAGATGATTAACCTTGACAGATTCGGAGGAATAAACGAGCCGGAGGACGGCGTGTATTTCCTGACCCGTGAGCAGGAAGCAGAAGCAAAAGAAGCTGACCGGCTGGCTGAGATTAAGGACTTGCAGTCTGAAATTGACGACAGGGAAGCGGAGCTGAAAGACCTCCGTGCGCAGTTGGCACAACTGATGGCTGGCTGACTTTGTACAGCCATATTAAGCCAAAGTAAGAACAATAAAGCCTAATGAAGCCGAAGAAAGGAAAGAAAATGGGCAAATACAAGAAAGAAATCAAGCACTGCGAAAAGTGCAATAAGCCGTTTTCAGTGTTTCCGAACAGCACCGAAACTCTTTGCGCAAACTGCAAAAGGAACAACTTAGAAGAAACGCTCCGCAGGAACGGTCACGCACCGCAGCATACGCTTGTTAGGAGTCCTTATGACGAAATCAAAGAAGCGTTTGCTGTCGAAGATGCCGCAAGAAGAGCTTCCTGGGACTGGGACACGAGCATAGAGAAAACGTGCCGTGACTGCGGCAAAATGTTCGAGATTACTCGTGCAGAACGCATTTTCTTCGAATCGCATAACATGGCATTGCCTAAGCGTTGCCCGGCTTGCCGTAAAGCGAGAAAAGAAGCGAGGAAGGAGAACAACTGATGGACAACAGCAAAATCCATGAAGCTCTGATGGCTGTTCAGTCAGAGTTGAAAGCCCCCAAGGGGCAGATGAACAAATTCGGTGGATACAAGTACCGCTCGTGCGAGGACATTCTCGAAGCGGTCAAGCCCATCTTGAAAGCGCATAGCCTTGTGCTGCGGCTTTCCGACAAGCCTGTTATCGTTGATAGCTGGCATTATATCGAAGCCACTGCAACGGTTGAATCGCAGGATGGTGCCACCTATACGGTGACTGCATACGCTCGTGAGCCTGAGTTCAAGAAGGGCATGGACGATTCGCAGATTACCGGCACTGCAAGTAGCTACGCTAGAAAGTACGCTCTGAACGGTTTGTTCTGCATTGACGATACGAAGGACGCTGACACGGACGAGTACCAGAAGCGGACCACAAGCAGGGCAAACAAGCATGCGCAGAAGCAAACGGAAGCGGAAACCATCCCCCCATGCGCTTGCTGCGGAAAGCAGTTGCAGCCTATTCAGTACAACAACCGCACCGTCACTCCGCTGGAAACTGCAAGAAACACAAAGAAACGCTTTGGACGCGTCCTGTGTTGGGAATGCGCTCAGAAACAGCCAAAGGAGGGCTAAACAATGCTCAACTCTATCGCAATTCAGGGTCGTCTGGTTCACACGCCAGAAGCTAAGGTTACGAAGTCCGGCAAGGATGTTTGCACGTTCAGCATTGCTTGTGACCGTCAGAGTGGCGGTCAGAAGGAAACCGACTTCTTCAACTGCACTGCATTTGGTAATACGGCGCTGTTCGTTTCCAAGTGGTTCCAGAAGGGCAGCCTGATTCTGGTGACTGGTAGCATCCAGACCCGGAAGTATACCGACAAGCAGGGGAACAACCGCACCGCAACGGAAATCATGGCGAACAAGGTTGACTTCTGCGGTGGCAAATCGGACAGCAAGCCCGCTGATCGGGCGCAGGATGCACCACAGAACTATTCGCAGGGCAACGCAGATGACTTCTCTGTGATTGACGATTCATCGGATTTGCCCTTTTAGGACATAAACCCTGACCGCCTACCTTATATAAGAGCTGCGCTATCTGGCTGGACGGGCGTTTGGAAAAATGAAGCACTTGGGCGACATCACAAAGATTCACGGCGACAAGATAGAGCCTGTGGACTGCATCACGTTCGGAAGCCCATGTCAGGATTTGTCCATTGCTGGACGCAGGGCGGGACTTGCCGGAGAACGCTCAGGGCTGTTCATGGAAGCGGTTCGAATCATAAAAGAAATGAGGTCAAGCACAAATGGACTGTATCCAACTTTCGCTGTTTGGGAAAACGTACCCGGAGCATTCAGCTCCAACGGAGGAGAAGATTTCAGAGCCGTGCTGGAAGAACTTGCCCGCGTGGAACAACCAGACGCTTCAATTCCTAGACCTCCGAAGGGGGGCAGATGGAACAAAGCCGGAGCAATTGCAGGAAACGGATGGTCTCTGTCTTGGCGACAGCTTGACGCTCAATATTGGGGAGTCCCCCAAAGAAGAAAGCGTATCGCTCTTGTCGCAGATTTTGGAGGTCAACGTGCCGCAGAAATACTATTTGAGCGCACGGGCGTGTCAAGGAATCATGACTCGTGCATCAAGGCGTGGAAAGAAGTTGCCGGACTTGCTGCAAATGGCACTGCTGGAAATGATCGAGTGGTGGGGCAAAACGCCTACACGCTGAAAATTAGAGGTGGATGTGCTGGCGGCGGAAAGGGAGCATTGGTACAGACGGAAAAAGTGGGAACACTTTCAACGTTGCAAGACCAAACTGTGTTTCAACCGGTTCGTGTAACGGAAGCAATCCCAATAAATACACAGATAGCGACACGGTATATTTCCATGGGAGAGCGCACTGGGCTTGGGATTGGCGAAGATGGTGACCCAGCATATACGTTGCAGGCAAATCATGAACACGGCGTGTGTTATTGCATTGCCGGAAACATTATTGATCGTTCTGAAACGGCCGGCGCAAATGGTTCCGGCGTGAAGGAAAACCAGAGCTACACGCTGAACACTGTTGACCGTCCAGCAGTAGCGTATAAGGTCTTTGATGCGCGTGGAAATGGTGACGGCAGAACTTGTCCAACCATAACAGGCGACCACGAAAACAGAATCACAGATTACACGGCTATCGCTATCGAACGAAAGACCTTCAACGAACAGTCGTTCAGCAGTTACAAAGAAAGCGACAAATGCTCAACCTTGAAAGCAAAAGCGGGGAACATCGGCAATGGCAGCGAATGCCTGATCGCAGAGAAAGCCATCCGCTGGATTGTTCGCCGCTTGACCCCTGTTGAGTGCGAACGGTTACAAGGCTACCCGGACGGATACACCGACATTGGTGACTGGACGGATAGCAAAGGAAAGAAGCACAAATACGCTGACAGCCCACGGTACAAGGCTCTTGGCAACTCCATAGCCCTGCCGCAGTGGTTCTGGTTGGTACAGAAGATGCGCCCTTACCTGAAAGAAAAGCCTACACTAGGTAGCCTGTTTGATGGCCTGGGCGGTTTCCCTCTTGTTTGGCAAAGAGCATACGGCGATGGAACCGCCCGGTGGGCAAGTGAAATCGAAGAGTTCCCGATGGCTGTAACAAAAAGGAGATTCGGCGAAGAATGATTACCTGTTGCAAAGATTGCACATCACGCCACAAAGCTTGCCACGACACCTGCGAAAAGTACAAGGCAGAGAAGAAAGACTTCGAGGAACGCAAGGCTTTCGTGTATGAGCTGAACCACAGCCAGAGCGTGTACCACCGTGATTATGAGGATAAGCACCGAGAAAAGGGCAAGAAACGGTTTCTCGGAAGTGAATTTAGAGGTGAACGATAAATGGGAGCTTTCATTGCAAGACAACCTAATGGTCTGCTGTGCCGGTTTTCTTCGGTGGTCGATTGCATTACCGATTACAACATGACAGAAGATGATTACATCGAAATGTGCGCCGAAAAGGCACGAGAAGAAGCAAGAGACGTTCTTGACCATTATATTAAGCCGTTTGAAATGGTTGACAGGTGTTTCCTCCCGAACAACATGACTATTGAAGAACACAAGCAAATCATGAAGGAAATGGAAAAACCTGCTGACAAGGCAACTTATATTCCGTGAATTTAGAGGTGAAAGAGGATGAGCAGACTTGTTGATGTTGAACCGCTGGAAATATACCTATCCGGGCTTATTAACCTTGCAAGGCAGGATGAGGCAGGAATCCGATTTCCGTCTTTAGAAGCATGGAAAAGCGAACTAAATCATTTGAATGAATTACCAACAGTAACGCCGAAACAGAAATGGATTAGCGCAAAAGATTCACCGCCAACAAAAGATGGAATATATTTCGTTGCTTACAAATTTTGGAATTGGGATGGTTGCGTTTCAACAAGAGAGTTTAAGAACGGCAAGTGGGATGAAGAGGACAAACGTGGTGTAGTGAAGTATTGGATGCCGATTCCTGCATTGTCGGAGGATGATGAATGAACACCGGCAAACAGTTTGAAGCAGACTTCAAGGCATCCGTCCCATCCGATGCGTGGTGCTACCGCCTGAAAGACAGTGCTGCCACCTACTACGGCGGCAACGAGAACTTATCCTTTTCCATCGACAACATCTGCGATTTCCTTGTTTACCGATACCCGATGAACCACCTGTTTGAACTGAAAACCATCGAAACGCCCTCTATCCCTTTGGAAAAGATATTCGGCAAATACGACAAGGCAAAGTGCAAATACCGCAAAGAAAAGCACATCACCGACATGGTGGAAGCGATGGGGTATAGCGGCCAGACCGCCCATGTGATAGTCAATTACAGGGCAGTCAGCCGCACCTTTGCAATCCCTGTCAGCAAGGTTCTGGCGTTCCGTTACAACGAGAGCCGAAAGAGCATCCCCTGGAAGTGGGCAGAGCAAGAGGGGATAGAGGTCAAAGCAAAAAGGCTACGTGTTCATTGGCGGTATGACGTGGACGGGCTACTAAAGAGATTGGAGAAAGAGAATGATAATGGTATGCGATAGATGCGGTGAAACATTTGAATATCCAGAGTTCTCCATAAGTGAGCGGACACAAAAAGTAGAAAACAATTCTATTTGCAGGTGCATTACAAAGAAAAATAGGAAAATTTTTATCTATTCAAATGACCCGTTTTTTCTTTGCCCCTCTTGCATGGCAAAGCTGAACGACTGGCTGAAAGGAGAAAAAAGTGAGTAAAAAAGTTTCAGACATTCTGCCCAAGACAGAAATCTTGGCGCAGTTGGCAGAAGAAGCATCTGAACTAGCACAGGCTTCGTTGAAGCTGCGCCGGGCGCTGGACGGAACGAACCCGACACCGAAGAGCGTGGAGGAATGCCGAAAGGCGTTTGAAGAGGAATATGCAGACGTTATAGTGTGCATGGTCACTCTTGATTTTTTGGATGACAGAAAAGCGTATGAGCGAATTGGAATTATTGCAAGCGAAAAATACTACCGTTGGCTCCATCGCCTTCAAGACAAGGAGCAGTCAGATGAATAAGCGCAGAAACCGTCCCTCTTCTGGCAAACAGGCGATGTCAACCAACCTCCGCAAAATCGTCAGGCAGAACCAGTTGTACGGCTTTCGTATGGCTCTGGATGGCATCACTGCTACATGGGGCGCACTAATTCAAAACCTTCGGTGTGATGCAGACCTGACCGATGAACAGGTGCAGAAAATCATCCGCATTGGCGACAGGTACTGGGAGATGGTTGGCAAGTTCAAAGAAGAGGACATGACCCCTGATGAGTTTGCGGATTACATTACCGCAAAGTCAGAACAGGTCGAAAAAGAGCTGAGAGAAAGGTGGAGCTGATGGATAAGGAACAGCTTGCCATTGCACGGTTGCAGGACGCTGCACGGCTATCCGAGCATCGGTACAAGAAACCGCTCATGGTCACATACTCTGGCGGCAAGGATTCACAGGTGCTTGTGGCTCTGGCTGAACGTGCAGGAATCAACTTCGAGGTGGTCAACAGCCATACCACAGCAGATGCGCCGGAGACGGTCTATTTCATCCGTGAGCAGTTCAAGGCGATGGAACAACGTGGAATCAAATGCTCCATCGTCATGCCACGATACAAGGACAAACCCGTGTCCATGTGGACGCTGATTCCGCAAAAGCTGATGCCGCCGACAAGACTTGTGCGGTATTGCTGTGCCGTTCTCAAAGAAAATACTGGCCGCGATAGATTTATCGCTACCGGCGTTCGCTGGGCTGAATCAACAAACAGAAAGAAAAACCGTGGGACGATGGAGTTTAGCCATCGTGACAAGGAAAAACGCATCATTCTTATGGGCGACAACGATGAAAAACGGCAACTGTTCGAGACCTGCAACCTTAAAGGCAAGATGACTGTCAATCCTATTGTGGACTGGTCTGACGATGATGTGTGGGACTACACGCACAGCGAACACTTGCCTATCAATCCGTTGTATTGCGAAGGGCAGAAGCGTGTTGGTTGCATCGGTTGTCCAATGGCCGGTAGGGGGGGCAGACAGCGCGAGTTTGTGCGCTGGCCTGCCTACGAAAAAATGTACATTTCAGCGTTTGAACGAATGCTTGATGTCAGAAAATCAAAAGGTTTGCCGTGCGACTGGCAGACCGGCATGGACGTGTTCCGCTGGTGGATGGAAGATGACAACGTCAGTGGTCAGTTAAGCATGGACGATTTGATGGAGGATAACAATGTTTGAATTTGTAACCCGTTGGCTGGTCTGCCTAGTCCTGCTGGCGGTAGTGGTTCAGTCCGAACGGACAATCAAAAACATGGCAGACGACCTGTTTGAAGAGCGTCAG